TCACTTTTTCAGCGTTCTCACGAAATTCAGTAGAATCCTACGTTCATCTGCATCAAGTTCATCCCATACTTCAAGCAACTCTTCCTGCTCGCTTGTTAAATCAGGGCGCATACCTTCTCCCGCAAAAAACTGGGCTAACGATATTCCAAATGCATCACAAATTCTTTCCAATGTCGGAACCGAAGGAATGCTTTTCTTATTTATTATGTTTGCCAATGCAGTCTGTGACATCTCTGTCAGCTGTGCAAGCCTGTACTTGGATATTTTATGTTTGCTGCATAATTCTTTTACCCTCTTTGGTATATACTCCTCTGTTCGCAAGCAGATTACACCTCTCTTCTATCTGTACGTCACATTCATTGTACCCGTAAAATAGAATAATTATTAGAGTCATATCTATTGCATAATTTACTCCATTATAATGGAGCTTATGGACATGTTATATTTATAACACGTATACGCGGATGTACTATACAATCACATAGTTTTAATTTTTTCTTATTTAATCTCCTATATTTGCAATATATTTTCTATAGCTATTACCCTACGCTTCTAATTTATTTTTGAATGTAAATATTTTCTTTATGTTATAAAAGAAGCAATACTCCATTACACTTGCCTATTTTATGCAACTACATTTTGTTTATTGTTAGATAATTTACCTTGCGTGAGAAAAAAAACTGGAGGTACAAATTATGAGTCAAACGCAAAAATCTATAAACCACAAGCAACTAGGCTATCGTGTCAAAGAGGTTAGGGAGCAAAACAAATTTTCACAAGCACAGCTTGCTGAAATGACCGACCTTTCCATATCTTACATAAGCCACATTGAAAATGCAAAAAGAAAAGCCAGTCTGGAATCAATAATTCGTATCGTAAATGCTCTCGGCATTACCGTGGATGAACTTCTTGCCGGTGTGCAAATGAACAATCCAACAGCATACCAAACGGATATTGATATCCTCATGGACAAATGCTCAAACGCTGAGAAAAGATTCGTCTTTGATCTTATAAAGGCAAGCCTTGAAATCATGCATAAAAATGGCTGGCAGCTTACTTCTAATGACCTGTAGCACATAATTTTCACACAAATATTTTTTCTTTGAAATAGACTATAGGGATATACCTGTCCGTATAGTCTATTTTATTTTCATATGAAAATTTTATAATAAAACTCAAACAGAAATAAAGGTGGTCAATAATGAACGGAAACGAACATAGAGCCGGCTCTGTTGCCGACAAAAAAAATAAAATACGTGAACGCTATAAAGGAATCAATCCTGATGAGCTTGATGTGATCCCAGCTCTTCCCCAGGAAGACATCTTTGCTATAGAAAATGAACAGCGTGTTGCGGTGTATGCAAGAGTATCCACAGATGATCCAAGACAGACTTCTTCATATGAATTGCAAAAAAATCACTATCACGATGTAATTAGCAAAAGTCCAAATTGGAAACTTGTTCGAATATATGCAGACGAAGGCATATCTGGTACCTCTCTCCAGCATCGTGATCAGTTTAAACAGATGATTAATGATTGCAAAAATGGAGAAATAGATCTTATCGTAACCAAAAGCGTATCTCGATTTGCAAGAAATGTAGTGGACTGCATAGGATACGTCAGGGAGCTGCTTTCTCTTCCTCATCCTGTTGGTGTATTTTTTGAGACAGAAAGGCTTAACACTTTCGACCCCAAGAGCGAGATGGTACTTTCTTTCATGGCTACACTCGCCCAAGAAGAAAGCCACACCAAAAGCGAAATCATGAATGCCTCCATAGAAATGCGTTTCAGAAGAGGTATTTTCCTTACACCTATACTTCTCGGATATGATCATGATGAAGATGGAAATCTTGTCATAAATGAGGATGAGGCAAAAATCGTAAAGCTCATTTTTATGATGTACCTTAATGGCTGCACCTGTCAGGAAATTGCAGATACCCTTACAGGCCTCGGTTGCCAGACCAAAAAAGGAAACACCATATGGTCCCCTGGTTCAATCCTTCAAATACTGCAGAATGAAAGGCACTGTGGAGATGTTCTTGCCCACAAAACATATACTCCTAATTATCTTAACCACAAATCAAAGAAAAATATGCAGAACCGCCCTCAGTATAGAAAAAGAGACCATCATGAAGCAATTATATCACGAGATGATTTTATTGCTGTACAACGGCTTATCAGTAATGCAAAATACGGAAACAAAGGTCTGCTTCCAGAACTTAAGGTTATTTCTGATGGTTTTCTCAAAGGATTTGTATCCATCAATCCAAGATGGGCTGGATTTAAGGATACTGACTACCTGAATGCTTCTTCCAGTGTATATGATAATACGGAATTTACTTTTGATTCATTCAATCATGTTGAAGTACGATCTGGAGATTTTGACTTACGTGGATATGAAATTGCCCGCTCTCAGTTTTTTGACAACACAGACCGCATTACTGTTACTTTCAGTCAGGGAGATATCAGATTTTCCTGTTCAGCAGTAAGAAAACTGAATAATACACAGGTTGAACTGCTCATACACCCAAGAAAACTAATCTTTGCCGTACGAGGAGCCGGAAAAGAATGCAGGAACGCTTTGCAATGGTCCAAAGAAAGGAACAATTCCATTTTTCCAAAAGAGATCAGTGGAGCCGCTTTCCTCCCTACCCTCTATTCCATCCTTGGCTGGAAGGACGATTGCCGTTACCGCATCACAGGTATAAAACGTAAGAATGAAAATGATTCTATTCTTCTATTCAATCTTTCCGAACCAGAAATATTTATTCCTAACAATATTGTCGGCACACCACCAAATACAGAATATCCTGTGAAACCATTTACTGACACTTTACGGAGAAATGTACGGGCATATCCGCTTGACTGGGCAGATACATTTGGAAGCAATTATTATTGTCATGCACAAGCGCAGGAACTTGCCGGATTAGATGCAGACTCTAATCTGGACATATCTCCTGTTATATACAAAAGCAGTGATATACAGGTCACCAGCAAAGATAACATAGAAAAAAATATTGAACAGATCATATCCGATATGAAGGAGAACAAATATGAACATACAAATGAACAATGAAAATAATACTATTCCTGTGACAGATGATGATGCCTTCAGCTATGACGGTTACCAGGTTGTCCGTGGTGAATTTTTTGCACACACATACGAACCATCATTCACATTTAACTCCAACAAAGTATCTGTAAATACTGCCTGCATTAAAAAGTTGCCAGATACGGACTTTGTCCAAATACTTGTAAACCCTGATGAAAAAAAACTTGCAGTACGTCCATGTATGGAAGATGAAAAAGATTCCTTTCGTTGGTGTTCTGCATCATCAAAACGTTCGCCAAGGCAGATCACATGCCGTATCTTTTTTGCAAAAGTCATATCCCTTATGGGGTGGAATCCTTCCTATCGCTATAAACTCCTTGGAAAGCTGATCCGTTCAGACAATGAACTGTTATTTGTCTTCGATCTAACCACTCCAGAAATATTTGTCCGTTCAGAAAATGATGCAGGAAACATAAAATCGTCCCGCACTCCAAGCTATCCTGAAGAATGGCAGAATCAATTTGGTGTCCCCGTAGAGGAACATCAAAGCAATCTGCAGATAAACATGTTTGATGGATATGCGGTATTCGGAATTTCAGAAAATACTAACTCTGATTCGTTGGATACTATGTCAAAACTTCAAGAAAAGGAGGAACAGCAGCATGAACAATGACATATCTTCAAAACCGATTCTATGTATTGATCTTAAGAAAAATAGAATACGCATACATAAACTCACTCTCCATATGCTTGGCGATCCTGATTATATTCAACTTCTTGTAAATCCGCAGAGCAGTATGATTGCAGTTAGAAAAAGTATTCGTAAAGATTATCTCGCCCACCGTGTCCGCTACTGTAAAACAGACAGCCATTGCTGTTATGAATTATATAGCAGAGAGCTTCTACAGGCATTAAGAAATACCAACATTCATCTGGCGGACAACCAAAGCTACCGTATCTATGGTGTATTAAATTCCAAAGAGTGTCTTGCCAGCTTTTCGATGAATCATTGTGTACTTGTAGACGATGCAGCAAGAAGGGAGAATTCAGTATGAACAGCAGTCCTATCCCGGATCTGAAAATTGATCCAGAATTTACAGAACTTATTCAAGTAAGAAACGAACAATATTTTGATGAACTCAAAGAAAACATATTTGATCACGGATGTACCGAGCCAATATATCTATGGAACAATACCATTATAGATGGACACTTAAGATATAAAATCTGTAAAACTTGGAATATTTACTTCAACACCCAACAGATCTTATTTGAAAACCGCAATAACGCGTTATCGTTCATATGCCGAGAACAGTTAAAGCGGACTGACCTAACAGGAGAATATAAAAAATACCTTATAGGCCGGCTTTCCCGTGCAGAAATGGGCACAATCAAACAGACAGGCAGGCATAAATCCATAAGAAAAACAGATATAGCCCGGGCCATCGGCACCGATTTCAATTTCGGTTATTCTACTGTTATCAAATATGAATCCTATTCCTGTGCTGTCGATGACATCAAACGGAAAAGTCCTGAGATTGCAAACAGGATATTATATGGTAATCTTCGTGTATCACATGAAAACGTCATAGAACTATCCCGTCTTCCTATAGAAGACATAAACGGATTAAAACGATTATTGGACAGCGGATCTATTGATCGTATTGGGTATTCACAGTTAAGGCATGAGCTGAGATGGCAGAGGCTTCCAACAGGGAAACCAGATGAAAGACGATTAAAACGTGAAAAGTTAAGTGCTGAAGCCGGAATAAAACAAATGCCTGTTACTGATCCTGATGCCGAACTTGAAAGTCTCAAGTTCACGATACCTTCTTGGTCCAATACTATATCCAGAACTATGAAACTAACTGATTTTACTTCGACCTCAGTTAAAGCAAGGAACGAAGTTAAAATACAATTATCTGATCTTACCAAGAAAATAACTATACTGCTTTCACAGCTTGAGGAGGATGATTCATATGATTGAAGACTTGAAACATGAAATTGACCTTATGCAGTTCGTGCCGAAGGTTCATTTTGAACAAATACCGATAAAAAACCTCGTATCTAATCAGGAATACCAGAGGAACCTTTCACAGCACCATGTTAAAAACGCTGCTGCTCACTTTGACCTATATCAAATAAATCCAGTAAAAGTCAGCCGGAGAGATGGAATAAATTATGTATTCAATGGACAGCATACCATAGAAATCGTTGCACTCGTTTCCGGTTCTCGTGAAACCCCTGTATGGTGTATGGTATATGATGATCTTGAATATGAACATGAAGCTGATATATTTGCAAATCAGATGAAATATGTAAAACCTCTACTGCCTTATGAAATATTCATGGCAAATATAGAGGCTGGAAATGATAAACAGCTTATTATCCGTGATTTGATTGAGTCATATGATCTCTCGATCACCTCATCTAGCATTCCCGGAGGTATATGCGCTGTTGCTACACTTGAAAGTATACATGACAAATACGGATATCACATGCTAGATCATGTGATTCGTCTTATTGCTGCAACATGGGAAGGTGCTTCACAATCTTTCAGTGCAAACATGATGAATGGACTGGCACGATTCTTAAATGCATATGGTGATGCAGTTAAGGATGATGTCTTCAAAGAAAAACTCGGAAGAATATCTATTAAGGAACTCTCTCGTACAGCAAAAGACAGGCGCTCTGGCTCTCTAGGATTTTCCGAAGCAATATTAATAGGTTATAATAAAAAATGCCGTAACCCGCTTCCTTGGGATAAGCTGTATACCCACAAACTTCCACAGAAAAAATCTGTAGATGAATCATCAATTTTACCTGATGCCGACAATACGGATTCTAATGATATTAGTAATGGAACAAGCCAACTCTATATGTTTGATTATCAGGATAACAGGGTTTCCGAGTGATCTACACGGAAACCTTTATCCTGCTACCTTCAAGAAAGGTAAATTCATATTTTTTAGCCTCCAGTACTATAACCTCACATAAGATAAGCTGTGCAACTTCCGGAACGAATCTTTTAAGCGGATCATTTTCGACTGTTTCCATCATCTGTTCAGCCCTTATTTTTTCAAGCGGTGTCCCATCTGATTTCATGGCGTTCCACCTTTTCATATACTTTTCTCTTTCTTCTATCAATATATTTAATGCCTTTACAAATCCCTTTTCCAGATTGACATTGTCCACATAGGAATTGATGCATGCCACCTTTCCATCCTTGCGATGGTTCTTGCACTGCCATTGTACGATTCCCCTTGATTTCCAGGAATGTCTTGTAAAGAGGCTTCCGCATTCCCCGCAGAAAATCTTCTCACAGAATGGATAACAATCCGAACCATAACTGTAGCGGTCTGTCCCATGCTTCTGCATGAATTTCTCCCTGCGGTCAAATTCTTCCTGAACCGCATTCCATGTTTCCTTATCAATGATTCCCTTATGACTGTCCTTTACATAGACCTGTGCCACTTCCCCGTTATTTCTTACCTGACGCTTGGTGAGGAAATCAGCCGTATAAGTTTTCTGTAGTAACGCATCGCCCATGTGCTTTTCCTGTTTCAGGATTCCGACCACCGTGCTTGCATACCACCTGGTCTGTCCGAGACATCCCGGCACCTGCTCCTCTTCCAGTTCTTTTGCAATCTGTGCAGGATTCAGCCCCCAGAGGAAGTCCCTGTAGATACGTCTTACCGTTTTTGCCTGTTCCCTGTTGATGATGAGCTTTCCATTCTTATCCTTGTCATACCCCAGGAATTTGAATGTATTGAGGTGCATTTCACCGTTCTTGAATTTCGTGCGGATGCCCCATTTGCAGTTCTCTGAAATGTTTCTTGATTCATCCTGTGCAAGGGAGCTTAAGATGGTAAACAAAAGCTCGCCCGTGGAATCCAGTGTATTGATGTTTTCCTTCTCGAAAATAATGCCGATTCCGAGGTTCTTCAGCTTTCTGGAATACATCAGGCAGTCCTGCGTATTTCTGGCAAAACGGCTGATGGATTTTGTTATGACAAGGTCGATCTTTCCCTTCTCACAGTCCGCAATCATGCGTTTGAACTGCTCCCTCTTCTTCGTATTGGTTCCTGAAATACCCTCATCCGCATAGATGCCGGCCATTTCATAATTTTCATGATCATTGATGTACTTCGTATAATAATCGACCTGAGCTTCAAAACTGTGGAGCTGGTCTTCCTGATCCGTTGATACACGGCAGTAGGCTGCAACCCTTATCTTCTTCTGCGGTGCAGCCCTATGCCCCGATGCCTGACGGTTTCTTGCTGGTATAACTGTAACGTTTCTTGCCATTCGTATCATCCTTTCTATGAATATAAATATCTTTTTTGATTTCTCCCCATCCCTTAAGGATGGTGTCGGGAACCCTTGTCCCATCGCAGAAGTCTTTCCCTTTACGCTTTCTTCCGTTGCATACCCATGTGACCTTATGGCTTTTTGTATCCACATGCCTTACGAGTCTGCTTCCGCACAATGCACAGTAGATCTTTTCCCTGTACGGATACTCTGCTTCCGTATTTTCCGTGATTGACAGCGGCTGCTTCTTTTTATGCCGTCTTTTCCATGAGCGTTCTTTTAAGTAGGAAAATTCCTTCACGCCATTATCCGATGCCTTTTCGTCAATGTAGGTGTTTTCTTCAAAATGCCATGCACTCCGAAGCACACCGTCCAGGATATTGATTCCGTCGCAGAAGGACTTCCCATACCGTTTCATCCCGCTGCATCCCCAGTTGAGCCTGTTACCTTTACTGTAGATCCGTTTATAAAGCGGATATCCGCATTTGGCACAGTAAATCTTGTTCATGTATGGATAATTTTCTTCCGTGAATTCCTCGATCACCGAACCTTCCGCAAGATAATCCCTTTTTGCTTCCAATGCGTCCTGTGCCCTCTGCCAGAGTTCAGGGGAAACAATGGCTTCATGGTCATCCTCGATGTACCACGCATCCACTTCTCCCCTGTTTCTGACCAGTTTTCTTTCTTCATTCACAAAATGCTTGTGCATGATGTAATCGCCTTTGTAGATTTCATTTTCAATGAGACGGAACACCGTGCTGTCGATCCATTGTGCACCGCCCACGGTCTTTACCCCGTTTTCATTCAGGTACCGTTTGATTGCTGCAGGAGTATATCCGTCTGCTGCCATCTCATAGATTTTCCTTACCCATACGGCTTCCTCTTCGTCAGCAACAAATATACTCCTCTCATCTTTCGTATAGCCGAAAGACCGCTCAAGGTACTGTACGGAAATCCCTGCCTCATACTTTCTCTGGTACACCATCTTTGCACCAGCGCTTCCGCTCTCGCTTTCTGCCTGTGCGAATGCTGCAAGGATCGTAAGCATCAGCTCCCCTTCCCCTGACAGCGTATTGATATTCTGAAGTTCAAAAAAAACACCTACATTCAGTTCTTTCAGCTTTCGTGTAGCTTCCAGAACGATTGAGGTGTTTCTTGCAAAACGTGATACTGATTTTGTTAGTATAAGGTCTATCTTACCTTTTTCCGCATCGGCAAGCATCTTCTGCAGACCAGGTCTCTTTTCTTTAAATCCTGATATTGCAAAGTCACTGTAAACTCCGGCATATTCATAATCTGGATTTGCTTTTATGACCGTCTCATAATGCCTGACCTGATTTTCCAGTGAACTTTCCTGTTCATCTGCATCTGTTGATACACGGCAGTATGCACAGACCTTCAACTTTCTTTTCTGTTCCCTGCTGCCTTCCCTGATTTGAATTTCCACAAGCCTTACCTCCTTCCGTTTTGGTAGTCTATATATCACTCTAAAAGCCAATAATAGCAAGTGTTTTCTCGGATACCTTTCACCTTTCTTTTCTTGGCATAAACTTAAAAAAATACGGCTGACAGCCATTACAGACCATCAGCCTTATCCTTACTTCAGGAGTTCATTTACCTTTTTCTGTACTGCGGAATAATCATATCCGGCAGCACTGATCCTGTTCTTACGCTCCGTTCCGTTTCCCCAGTCACCATGAATGACTTCCCTTGCGATCTCATCCACGGATTTCTTGGATGGGGAGAGTTTCTTATTCACTATGCTCTGGATTGCAGAATAATCGTATCCAGCCTGTGAGAGCCGATTCTGTCTTTCAGTGCCATTGCCCCACTTTCCGTCAAGCACCTCGACTGCGATCTCCTCGTTGGATTTCTTCATCGGAGTGGTTGTACTGCTGCCCTTGGCATAACCGTTCAGTCCGGCCGCCTTAATCTTCGCAGGGAAATCCACATAACAGTAATCCTGATCACAGGACTGCCCGTTGATCTTGTTGCTTCGGATAAGGTTTGTCTCCCCTCCGAACTGCCAAATCTGTGTCTCTGCACCGCTTGCCAGAACTGGCTTGCTCTTGCCCCATCTTGCAACCCAATGGCTGTAACGGGTAAGCTCCCCGTCATTCATTTCACTGTTGTAGAATGACTCGGACGAATAGATACCGGCCCAGTATCCGGCTGCTTCCACTGCAGAACAGAATGCCTTTACGATCTGTGTCAGTGTGTTCCTGTCATTCTTTGTGATCATGCTGCCTTCCACATCATAAAAGACAGGATACTCATATCGCTTTCCCTTAAGCAGTGAAAGAAAATATTCTGCCTCTTTCTTGGCATCTGCCACGCTTCTGGCATTTCCATAGAAATATGCTCCCTTTGGAAGCCCGCATTCCTCACATTTCTTATAGTTTGCTTCAAACTGGCTGTCCTTATAAAGTCCGGCATCAGCACCTCCAGCTTTGATGATTGCGAACTCCACGCCTTCCTTGCTCTTAGCCCTTGCAAAGTCAAAACTGCCCTGCCAACGGCTTACATCGATTCCAAATTTCTGACTCATAATATGATCCTCCAATTCTCTGTAATAAAAGAGGGAAGGTGCTACCCTTCCCCGTTGTCTTTGTCTTCTTCTGACCTGTCATGAAGCTGTTCCAGCACGGCTTTGATCTTTGCCGGAACGGGCAGCCCCAGATGGGACGCATTCTCCAGAAGGGAGATCCCTTCATTTGAGATGTAGAAGAAAATGGCTGCCGTCCTTAAAACGCTTCCCGTCCCGATGACATATACATCAAGAATATTTGCGATGCCGACCATAAGGAAAATCAGCACCTTACGGCAGATTCCCTTAAAACCGACTGCACTGGACAGCTTCTGGTCGCTGATTGCACACATGACTCCCGTGATGTAGTCGATGACCACAAATGCGAGCAGTGCAAAAAGCAGACCATCACAACCTCCCAGAAAGTATCCAAGCCATCCTCCGACTGCCGTGAATACAAACTGTACTGCGTTCCAGAATTCCTTCATTGTCTTGTCCTCCTTTGATTTTTTGTATGAAAAAAGCAGCTACCCATTATGGATAACTGCCTGATTCCAGGATTGTCTATTTTTTTGTTTCCGTCAATGTATATGTGATCTTCATGGTCTTATCTGCCGTCTTGATCACAGGTGTTTTAAGATTATTGATTGTTGCAAGATATGGTGTATACAGGAATAATTCTTTATAATTGCAATACCTGTTATAACTGAACACCCACTCTCTCAGCATATAAGTCTTATATCTTGCCATCTGGCTTATTCCCCATGCACAATAACTCTGGTAACCAATTCCTCCTATCTTCTGTACCGGATACCCATCTTCAAAATACCATCCATTGATCACAATATCATCATCTACGATATAGCTGAGTTCATTACTATTGTTATAACTATAATCCTCTACCCTCTCAAGATTTGCAACATTCGTTGTGTCCAGGCGGTACAGCTTGTTATTATCACTGGATACACACATCAGCCACTTTCCGCTCATACCGATACTGTAAAAATCATTCACACCGGACGGCACTTCTATCTTCTGCGTTGAACACTTTCCATTTTCAATCTTATCCATATAAAATTCATAATTTATATGATTAAACTGCTCAGTATCATAATACGTATATGAATACTTCTGATTTGTTTTTCTTACTATTCCATACCAGCATCCATCTGCGCCATGAAACAAATGACTCCTTATATTTGCATTATCTTCATTTGGGCAGTCATACTCACCTCTTGTTGGTGAACCGGTCCTGTGCAACCAGTATGGATAATGTCCTATATCTATCTCTGTTGTTTCTGATGCGTTAAACGCTTCCTGCGATATCAGATTTTCCACAAGACCTGCATGAAGGTACTCCTCCGGAACTTTCTTAAGCAGAGCCTTTTTTGAATTATTTCTTGTTATCATCTCCAAACGGTATCCATCTTTGATATAAGTTCTTTTATTTGGTCTGAAACTTTCATCACTGTATTCATTATTCTGTGATGCATATGTTCCAAGCCGTATCAAATAATTATTACCATTCTCCTGTCCGAGTCCGGCAGTCCTGTTTGTGAGTGCTATTGCAGATATTGTTCCATTTGCCTGCGAAGTAGCAAAATCCCATACGAATTTATACCCGCCATCGATCCTTTTGCTCTCCGTCAGATTTCTGCTGCCCCTTCTGACATCCGTTGTATTATTTACATCACTTGATGCATATCCGATCAAAGGATTGGAAAACGGAGCATACAGATTATCGACATTTTCTTCCAAAGGTTCCTGATACAGCAGTATGCCGCCCGTAAGTTTATTTACGATTGGCAGCATCCACTTTTCTCCGTTTTCCCCGTCAAATGATGTGTTATCATAGAGCATTCCTAAAATATTGGAATTAAGGATAGCATTGATTGCATCCGTAACAAGGTTGGTATCCTCGTATACTTCTTTCTTACCTGTATGCACATCTGTAAGTTCAATTACGCTTTTTCCTTTTAACATGACTATTCCTCCGTATTCAAAAAGTCTGTGATCACATTTGTGATAAACCCATCCGCACCGCTTAAGACAAATCTGTACTTTATCATTCCCGTTGTTGCTTTTTCTGCCCATGCATCAGAACTGATAGCCTCAATCGCTGCCTTGGACATCCCGGATGATTTCTCCGTAAATTTTACCCAGTTATTATTTACATAGCCGAGCCAAGTTTCTCCATTATCGAAGGACACAGCAAACAGGCACTTCTCATCACAGTCGCAGGTGACCTTTTCTATTCCAATGATACTTGTATCAGACATATCGATATTTTCAGAATATATCACCTGCGGTTTCGGTACTCCCTTATAACTGATCTTCATATCCGGGAATCTGTTATAGGAGTCATGCCAGTAAAGGATGGTGGGATTTTTAAGTCCCAGAAGAACATTTCCATCCGGCAGGTCTGGGATACCATGTATTTCAAACAATTCTGCTGTCAGTTTCTTTTCTTCAAGAGGAGTAAGTGCATCGTCTGCAATGGTATAAAGTACTCCCTCTCCATCCTTAAACAGATACCTGCGGTTATATGGGTCTAAAAATACAGGCAGTTCATCAGACAATTCATACTCATTTCCAACTTCATCCTGATGAAGAAATGTCACCGTTTTCCCCTTTTCAATTGGGAATGATATACTCTTTGACTTTGTGTAGAGAACACATTCCCCAATATTAGATGCAGATGCTGGAACTTCAATAAAATGAAGGACAATATCTTCTGTATCAAAAAACAATGCATCCCATATAAGTCTGGTCGATACACTGTTATTTCCATGAACGCTATAGCCTTCCCACCTGATACGGAAGAATCTATAGTTTGAGAGAAGTGTTCCTTCCTCCCTTTTCAGCGTATACATGCCGGCATCCCTCCGGCTGACCTTGATTTGTTCGGAATTCTGTCCTATACCTATCCAGGAATTACCACTGACATAAAAATTGGCAGCCGTTGTTTCCCGGAACTTAAACCAGTCAACACCTGCCACCGTATCTGTACCATTATCGTTATAACTGTTCTCCCGCAAGGCGGTCATATTTTCTGTCGTTTCAAATATATCTTCTAACATAACGTAATCAGCCATTATGCACCTCCAGTGTAGTTACTTCATTAAACTTATCAAAGCCAAGGTCAAAGGAAGCCACTGTTCCCTTATCCAGTTCTTCCACAACTCCCTCTATCCTTTCTTTGTAATCTTGGATAAGTACCATCTGCCCGGATGAAAGTCTGGTATAATGGTTCGTTTCCAGTTCACCTACCTTTGTCTTATGCTTATTCACAAATGGCTCAGTTTCAAAAGGCTGTATTATAATATCCGTCAATTCTTGAAAAGGTTCTGTATCAATCGTAAGACTGATGGCCCTTCCCCTGTCCATTATGATATAATTTCCACCACTTAGGAAGTAACTCTTGCGGAGCAGAAACTGCTTATCATCCTCTACATAGGCTCTCTGGTACACCATCTTATCCCTGTCGGCCGTTTCAATCACATCCCTTACAATCGGTACAAAGAAGGAAATATTATCATAAAATTCAGGCACCATAAGACCTGTCATTCTTATGGCACCAATAGGCTGTGTAATACCTGTTTTCTTCGGAGCAATAAGTGCAGCCACAACATTGTCATGGATCGTATTTGTAGGAAGTCCTGAAAGTTCAACCATCTTGATCTCTTCATCAACCGTAATCCTTCCGTCCCATCTTTCCTGTGCGCCAAGTCCCTGTCCGGATATTGTTGCCATTGCATTTTGTGGTTCGATCGTTGCTGTTCCATTCGTGAGTTCTATCAGTACCTCAAAGGTATGAAGTTCATTGGCTTTCATTTCTATGATCGGATAATACAGATTCAGCAGATGCTTTCCGCTAAACCATGTCTCCGATGGATGAAACTGCTCCACTTCCTTTCCATCAAGCACATAGTATGCCTTTAGAAGTGTCTTTCCATCATCCGTCCAGTTGACCGGAATTGAGATCACTTTACTTTCTTCTCCAATCTCTACCGTGGTTTCTGCATCGACCTTTCTGCTTACTGCTTTGGATTTTACATCCAGTATGACCTCTGCATGAAATTCTGCATTTGTCTCATCCCCGGATGCAAACTCTATATTGATTATGGAAGTTTTCTCTGCACCAGCCTCTATTTTCAAAGCATTAACATATGTGTATATACTGAGTTTATTCTCATTCATGGAACTCTCAAGACCTGCAATGGTCTTGTCTGTCTTACTCTTTGCAGCTGCAAGTCTTGGATTCTTTCCAACACACTTTATTGTCTGCTTTCCATTGATCTTTGTTTCAATGGATGTGATTGCTGATCTTTTTGTCTCATCTGCATGACCGCCTGTAAATTTGATGACATCCCCCAGATCAAGAGCCGGGTCACCAATGGTGTCCGAATCAAACGGCACATAATTTACTACAGTAATGGCAGACAGGATATTGTTTATGATCCTCTTACGCTTTTCTTCCAATCCAAACTGCAGTAATGGATTTACACCCAGATTCATTGTCAGCCCATCATCCGGTTTTACCGAATAATACTCTGCAATATCTTTCTTTTTATTTGTGGAACTTACCGCCGTATACCTTGTCACAAAATCTGAAAATGTACTCGAAAATCTGTGTCTGCTGTCTACCGTCTTGTTATCAGTAATACCATATGGGATAAGTCTCAGCTTTCCATCACGATCTATGGTAGAAAAGCATCCAAGTGCCTGTGCCAGATAATATAAAAAATCCCTCCATGTCTCGATATCGTTTTCCTGGTATATACCAAGCAGTTCTGTTCCATTTGTAAGCGCCTCTATCTCTTCTTTTGTCTGTGCCAGTTCTACATGACAGGCTTTGGAGAGCAGGAATAAGAAATCATATGGAAATACACTCGACAGACCTTTGTTGAAATTCTTATCCAGATTCAGCATTGCATCATATGCCTTTAACTCAAGTGTCTTTATCTTCCTGTTTGCCTCTGCAATATAAAAAATTCCCATCGGAACTTCCTCATAAGCATCCCCAACCTTCAGATGAAAAGAAACCGTTATAGACGCATCTTCCAGACTGTATCTGTCAATATCTGAAAAAAGGGATATTCCAAGTTCTGCTGCATACACAGAGCCAAGTTCAATCTCTGACGAGCCGGAACATTGTCTGCTGATATAGCCGGACCCCTTTACAATGTCCTTATTCCCAAATGTATATTTTTTCCCTGCCTTAGTGGTGATCATGCCCGTCCAAAAGAATGAACGTGATGACTCACTAATGGCTTTCTGATATTCTTTTGAAACCGGGTACATACAACCACTCCTCTAATACTCGTTTAATGTAAATGACACCGTCCACAATCCCTTGTAACTTGTGTCCTTTTCCAGTTTTGCCTTAAATCCTGTAATATACATTTCTGTAGCTTTCAGATGCAATTCTTCCGTATCAAAATACTTCACGGCAATTTTTGACCTTTTGCTATATGCCGTCAGTATTTTTAACCACTTAGGGGAAACAGAAAAAGAAACTGCTATGGAAATAACTCCTGTCCTTACCACATCCCTCTGCGTTGTTCCTGCTTCTGTTTCTCCCGATGAATCTGCCTCCACATCCGAAATATCTAAATCATATGAATCCGGCAGGGGAAGATTCGTTTCATCGAATTTTAAGTACTGTATAAATGCCATACTTATCTTCCTCCACTTCTTAGATTTGCCCTCTGCTGTGCAGTTACGATCACTTCATCAAGCACCGTTCCACCAAGATATACAGGGATAACAATATCCCCCGAATCACCCTTCATGTCCTTGATCGCAGATGTGATTGCCGACATCATGTCTGCAATCCCTGCAGATGACTGTCCGGAGGTCTGCATTCCTGCAATGGTCTCCATTCCGCTTACATTCGGACTCACTATCATATCCTGCGATACACCTTCTATTGCTTTAGCCACCATGCCTTTGCTCTTTTCGATTCCTTTTGCGAGTCCTCCCATAAAGTCAGGCATCCATGATTCATAGTCCGTAAGTGGTCCTTCATCCGGCACAGAGAAGTGCAGGAATGACTTGATCTTATCAGCCACGCTCTTAACGGCATCGCCGACTGCACCAATACAGCTTTTAATACCATTCACAATTCCCATGACAAGATCTTTACCCCAGGTAACTGCCTGTGAAGCAAGTCCCGTGATATGGCTTTTCACATTGGAAAATCCTGTCTTTACTGCATTTAACACATTTCCCATCGCACCTTTGACAGCATTCACAATGCCTGTGAACACAGATGTTACAGCACTCTTGATTGCTCCAAGTACTGTGGAAACCGTAGATTTGATGGTATTCCAAATGGTCGATATCGTACTCTTGATCGTGTTCATTATCGTGGTAATGGAATTTTTTACAGCAGTAAAATCTCCTGTAATCAGCCCCTTGATACCACTGACTACTGCACTGATGATCGTCTTGATGGCATTCCATATCGTAGAAAATACAGTTTTGATCGCATTAAGCACCGTGGTGATCACAGTTTTTATGGTATTCCATACTGTTGTTATCACGGTCTTAATTACCGTAAGTACCGTCTGGATAATGGTTTTATAGATATTGAAATACGTTGTCACAAGTGTTTTGATCACATTGAATACTGTGGTAAATACCGCCTTGATTGCATTCCACACTGTTGTGATAACCGTCTTTATCACATTGATTACAGTCTCGATAATCGTCTTATACAGATTGAAGTATGTTGTCACAAGTGTTTTGATCACTTCAAATACTGTAGAGAAAATCGTCTTGATTGCCTCCCATACCTGCGAGAAGAACTCCTTGATTGCATTCCATACTGTAATGGCAACCTGTTTTACATTCTCCCAAAGATTGATCCAGAACTGACGGAAACCGTCACAGTTGTTCCAGAGGTAAATAAAAGCAGCCACAAGTGCTGCTATGGCTGCGATAATAAGAACGATTGGATTTGCAAGCATTGTCGTATTAAGTGCTGCAAATGCTCCCTTAACTGTATTGATGACTCCTGCAATCTTCGGAACAATCGTCATTATCGTACCAACTGCCGATATCACCTTTCCAATGACTATCAGTACAGGACCTAGAGCTGCCGCCAGAAGTGCTATGGTGACAACCGTTTTCTTTGTACCCTCATCAAGGCTGTTTAGGAAATCAACGAACTTCTGAACCCATCCCACTATCTGCTTGATGGCAGGCATCAGCAGTTCCCCAAACGAAATGGCAAGTCCCTCTAAGGCAGATTTTAGTATGGTGATCTGTCCCTGCAGGTTATCAAGCTGTGTATCTGCCATCTGCTGTGCAGCCCCACCGCTGTCTGTAATCTTCTGCTGAAGGTCATCCCATGTACTTCCAGTATTGGCAAGTAACGCATTTACGGAAGAAAGGTCTGTCTTGTTGAAAATCGTACTGATGATATTTGACTTTTCAGCTGATGTCATGCCATCCATAGAGGTATTCAAATCTCCAAGGATATCATTCAGACTTCTCATGTTTCCTTCCGAATCGTATACAGAAATACCTAATGCCTCCATCTGCTTGGTGGCTGCATCTGTCGGACTCTGCAATGACAGGATAATGTTACGAAGATGTGTACCACCTTCAGCTCCTTTGATACCGTTATTCGCAAGGATACCAAGAGCAGTATTCAGTTCTGCTGTTCCACCCTTGATGGATTTTGCCGTTGCACCAATGGTAAGAATACCTTCTCCTAACTGTGCTACTGATGTATTTGTGGTAGATGCTGTCTTGGCCATCTGGTCTACCATCTTTCCTGCCTCATCAACTCCCATACCAAGAGCTGACATGGCATCCGTTACCATATCCGATGCAGATGCAAGCTGAATATCACCTGCGGCTGCCAGATTAAGTACTGTTGGCAGAGTATCGCACATCTGCTGTGTATCATATCCTGCAAGAGCCAGATAATTAAGGGCCTCTGCACACTCTGATGCAGAGAATGCTGTTTCTGCCCCCATCTTCTTTGCCAGCTTGGAAAGGGTATCCATTGTATTTACCGACTGCCCGTTCACCTTCGACATGGCATCCTTTGTGATTCCCATTGTCGCCTGTACCTGTGACATAGAAGATTCAAAATTTGCTGCCGTTGTAACCGATGCTGTTCCAAGAGCAGTCACCCCTGCTGTAACAGGTAATAGTTTCTGTCCGGCAGATGAAATGTTATCTCCTGCAGTCTTTAATTTTTCTCCGGCAGATGCTATCTTCTGTACCGCCGTAGCTGACTGGTTTGCCTGTGTTTCCAGCTTTTTTAGATCCTGTTCTGTTTCCACGATTTCCCTCTGGAGGGCATCGTACTGTTCCTGCGAGATTTCTCCATTGGCAAGTGCCGTATTTGCCTGTTCTGCTGCCGTCTTTAAGGTTGCCAGTTTTTCTTTCGTTTCACCAACAGCCTCGGCAAACAGTTTATGCTTCTGTGCCAGAAGTTCCGTATTGCCCGGATCCAGTTTCAGCAATTTGTTAACATCCTTCAGCTGTGACTGTGTAGACTTGATCTGCCCGTTCACACCTTTCAGGGCATTCTGCAGTTTTGTTGTATCACCACCGATTTCAACGGTAATACCATGAATACGGCTTGCCATGAATCCTCACCTCCTCCTAAAAATGGGTACAAAAAAGCACCAACCGAAGTTGATGCTCGTAAAATAATTAACTTATACTATTGGTAATATCTCATAGAAAACACACCCCTGGTCTCTTGCCTGTGTTTCACACATTTCCTTTGTATCAGCATATCCTCTTGGGTTCTCATTTATATCCACCCAGTAATACTTATATTCACTAACAGGTTTTCCCCATATTTCCTGCATAACATTATCTATAATTCTGCATTTGACATCCGAGATATCCTCAGAAAAAAACTTTACTTTTCCTTCAATATATTCATCATCATGGTGTATAAAACTATCAATTACATCGTATAATATATTTGAAAATTTCAATGCTTTTTCATCCGAATCGATGTATACGCTGAACCCATTCTCATAAATTTCCTTAATGTCATAGTTTTGTTTTTTCAGGGCCAGTGATATTACCATTATCCTGGCAAAATCAATATATACTACAGGGAAAAAACAGTTTATATCATCATCAATAATCGTATAAAATCCCTTTCTTTTTATGTTTCTTATATAATCCGTTTCGTCAGGTTCATAATAATATTCCTTCGCATTTACTATTGACTGCTCTGGCATCATAACATTACCACATACCAGCTCATCCATACTGACATCAAATATCTGGCAGATATCTTTTACATAATATATATCCGGTTTGCCTTCTCCCCGCTCCCATATAGAAATCGTCTGTCTTGTTACATGAATCTTATCTGCCAGTTCCTGCTGGGACATATTGTTTCTGCTTCTTAATATGTTTAAATTTCTTCCAAATCTGATATCTCCTTGAACCATAGTACACCTCCGTTAATTGATGTAACAACTATATCACCCTGACAAATTACCTGTCGAGCAAATCATTGTTACATCAATTTTGGGAGTGTGCAAATAATTCTAACATAGTCAGATCAGAATCGATCGAAGTCCTCCTGTGTTGCAAGTTCTGCATACTTATAATCATCGTTCCGGCTCTCACTATACATATCATTGATAAGCCCTATCGACAGCATTTCAAGATCTGACATTGACAGTCCTAACTGTACACATCGGAGCAGAAAAAGCGGTGTTGTCATTTCACGCTCTGTTGGGCGAAGTTTTTTTTAGCTTCCACATCTGTTTTTACATTCAGCCCCCAAAGCTCAATAAGCTGCGGGAGAACCTGATAAATTGAAAATGTATTGAAGTTATCAAGCCACTCTTCCGGCGTATCAGGAATAGTCGGATCAGCATGCTTCGCCATGATGAATGCTATATTCTCGAACATCTCAAGGGAGAACATATCAAGGTTAGAGGACTCCTCTTTCCCATCACCTATGCTCTTTTCCAATACTGCCAGATCCTTATAAATATCCCTCTGGAACTTTAACCTGTAGATTCTCGGAATGGCTGCACTCGCTTTGAATGCAACCATCTGTCCGTCAATTTCTATATCCTTTCTGATACCCATCACTTAGTCCTCCTTCGAAATATTCTTTACTGCTTTTGCAGACTGCGGTTCGGCAGCCGTGCTGTTCGGAAGATACACGCTCTTATACCAGTTGTTGTAAACGGTATCGGTGGTGGAATCTCCTGTCTTTGCCTTAACATATCCGTCTGCCATAGGTCGTGCCTTGATGGTCAGTGTTTCCGTCTGTACTTCCTTATCTTCCTCATTGGTCTTTGACTCAATGGTCGGACGGGATGCGGAACAGTTATAAAGCACATGGCGGATCTTGCGGATATCCCCGTCAAACTCAAAAAGCAGTGCAAAGCTGCCAGTTTCAGAATTTGCATTCTCCACAAGTACATTGTTGCTGTCTGCTTCCTCTTTCAGGATATCTGTACGGAAAGTTTCCGGGATCATGGCAAGCTCCAGATCCCCGTCATATCCCTGATTGTTGTTGATTACATAATATTCAATGCCGTCCGCATAAAAGGACTCCGGCTCTCCTGTCGGGTCCATGCTGATGGAAACGGCACCGGGCATTGAAACGGGTGTCCCGAAGCTCACCTTTCCTTCATCTGCAACCGTAATCGGTGCATAATGCACATTGCAGATATTAAATTTGACCTTATTCTTTTTGTTAGCCATCTTCTATACCTCCATCTGATAAAGCACCTCATACAGATTTTCAGATTCAATCCATACTTCGCTTTTTTCATAAAAAATACCATGCCCATCGAGCACGGTTTCTGTCTGCTGTTCCAGTTCTATATTTTTTAAGTCGGTGTAAATTTCTATATTCAGACGGTTTGCCTTAAAATACACTTTGCCGTCTGCGGAGAAATTACTGCTGCCCGGATACAAAAATACTGCAAAGGGCGGTTCCGGGGATTCCCCTTCCGCAAAATGATGATAGGCATACGGAAGACCGATCTCTTCCATCACTGCCATCACTTCTTCATGTGTCATCACCGTAACCCCCTCTCGATCTTCTGCAGAAGTTCCTTACTGCCTTTCTCTTCTGCCGGAGCGATATGCTCCCTTCCGGCTACCCTGCCGCCTCCACGTTTTGCATGACCGTGTTCCAGAAGGTGTGCGATCTGGTATCTGTCCTTGGAATGGACCGTCATGGTAAGTGAGCTGCCGCTTTCCGCTGTCTTTTTGACCGTCCAGCTTCTCTTATATCTTCCTGTCCTCTTTGGGGCATTTGCCTGTATCTCTTTCTTTACAGTCTTGGATACATCTTTTACCGCATCCTTAACGGTATCCGTTGCAAGATCGGCATACTCTTTCAGACCGTCCATTATTGCATCTGCCAGTCCGTCAATCTTTGTCCTTCTCTCTGCCATCCTCTCACCTCTTTGTCAGGGCAGCCCTTATTTTGACTGTCTTATTCTTATACTGCACGTTATCTACAAAGGAAATATTATAAATATTCCCACGGAACAGAATACGGAAATGTTCCGTATCAAGACCGGACACCTCACTGCAGTAACGTATGACAAAATCAAGTTCCGTTTCCGCATTGAACTGTTTTGCTTCCCAGTACTCCCTGCCGGAAAGATTATTCACATAGGAATAACATTTATAATGGTCACTCCATACAAGTGTATGGTTTCCTGTTTTATCCGTTTTTGTGTTGCTTTTCTGTATCGTGATCCGTTCGCGCATGAATCCTATCATCAGAATCTCTCCTTCCTGATTCCAAAGAGCAGATATTTCAGCGTTTCCGTCATGGCCTTATGGTCTGCCTCTTCCCTGTGTTCATACAGATACGCAACGGCATACAGTTCTGCAGTACGCACGGATGCTTCAAAGCGTTTCAGTCCGGCACGTGTGCGTCTTGTCACGTCTAAGATCAGGCGGTCGGATGTTTCCATCAGACGAAGGATTAGTTCATCCTCATCTGATGAATCGACTCTGAGATACCCTTTGGCTTCCTCAAGCGTTACGAACATCCTACCACCCCTACTTTCCGGTGGCCTTGATATCAAGTGTCTTGACTGCCTCAGAAAGAATCAGCTTGCCGTCCACACGCTCTGAAGCAAGGAATCCAACCTGTCCGGTTGTAGCATAAAGCTCATTCAGTCTCTTGAAACTTCTGCCCTGGCGGTCTGCAATCCAGTAATAACTGTAGTCACCAAATGCCATGACACGGTTTCCGGCTGCAAGCTCCGGCACATAGATGGATGTGCGGTAAGGACGGTTTAAGATCTTATCCGGCTCTCCTTCCCTTACGGACGGCTGCCAGATATAATTTCCGTTTCCGTCCTTCAGCTTTCTGATTGCCTTTACGGTCGAATCATTCAGGAGCCATACTGCCTTGTTACGGTATGGGGCACGAAGGGAATAATACAGATCCATGACATCATCAAAAGTGATGGATGTATTTGCGGATGTCACCCCTGTCTCAGCACCGCCCGTGGCATTGAAAATACCTGTCGGTTTTCCCTTGCCGTCACCGACAAAGAATGCTTCCTCTTCCTTTGTACCGATTCTTCTTCCGAATTCCCTTGAAATGTACTGTTCGATGTTGAACACGCTGTCATTTAAGAGTTCATCAGACACCTTGATCATGGTTGCCAGCTTATAGGCACTGATGGATGTCTGTCCGAAGCTGTCATCGGATTCAGGGAACTGTCCGCCCTCATCGATCCATGCTGCCTCGCCCTTTGAAGTGACGATAGGGATCTTGCGGTCACCGCTTGAAGTCTTGATAACTGTGGCAAGGTTACGGAAGAATACTTCCTCTTCCAGTGCTTCCACGAGCTTCTTCTCATACTCATCCGGCACAAGATATCCGCCCTCGGAATCCGTACCAATGGAAAGAGCGTTCTGTACTTCGTATGACATCTTGTTTCTCATACCGTTCCAGAACGCTCTCTTATATTCATCTGTTGCCCTTCCTGTTTTTGTCTCCCCGCCGGTCCCGGCATCCGGCTTGTTTGTGATCGGGGTGCTTGTTGCCTTTGCAAGCTCTGCATCAATGGCAGCCTGTCTTTCCAGTCTCTCGATCTCCTTGCCGAGATTTACGACATCGGCTTCCATCTTGTCATAGGTGGCTGCATCCTCTGTGGATACAAAACCTTCCTGTGTTCTCTTGGCATCAAGGAATGCTTTTGCTGCTTCCCATGCCTTCGCTCTCTTTTCTCTTAATTCTAAAATCTTACTCATAGTTCATATCCTCCTTAATGTGCTAAGAGACTCAGTCTCTTCTCCAACTGGTTGACTGGTATCATGGCATCCCTGTCGGACACCTTGGAAAGGAACGATTCATTCATCGCCTTGGTGGAAAACATCATGGAATCCTGCTGGAACGGGAGTCTCTTTTTCCCCTTCTTGTCCTTGTCATCCTCTTTTTCCCCTTCCTCACCATCGCTACCTTCCTCCGGCTTTTCTTCCGGCTCATCCGGCTTTTTCTTTTTCTCATCCTCATCGGAATCGAAAAGGATCTTATCCGCAAATCCAAGCTCCACCGCCTTCTTGGCATTGAACCAAGTCTCATCATCCATCATGTGCGAGAGCCTTGCACGGGTAAGCCCCGTCTTGAATTCATAGGCATTCAGGATGGACTCCTTGACCTCATTCAGCATGGCGATTGCCTTCTGCATGTCCTTTGCCTCACCCATTGCCATAGTTGCGGGATTGTGGATCATCATCATTGCCACCGGGGACATACAGACCGTATCTCCTGCCATAGCGATCACGGATGCCGCCGAGGCTGCAATTCCGTCAATCTTGACTGTCACGCTTCCCTTATAATCACGGAGCATGTTATAGATCTGGGCTGCTGCAAACACATCACCGCCCGGTGAATTGATCCACACCGTGATATTTCCTTTTCCAGCATTCAGTTCATCCTTGAAAAGCTGCGGGGTAACTTCATCCCCGTACCATGTTTCATCAGAAATCATGCCATTTAAAAAGAGCGTCCTTTCCATGTCAGGCACGCTCTCATCTTCATTCCTTATCCAGTTCCAAAACTTCCGCTTCATCATTTACCTCTCTTTCCGCTGTTTTCCTGTGCCGGAGTATTCTGCTGCCCCGTATCTGTCTTGGCAAAAGCTCCCGCTTCCGCAAGTTTTGTCATTGCACCATTTATCAGATACAGGTTTCCCCCTTCCTCATCAGGGATCGGGTTCATGTTTTCCATCTCACGGATATCATTTGCAGAAAACCATCCGTTCTGCCTTCCGACCGCATAGCCGTTCATCCTTGACTGATAGTCTCCTCTCAGCAGACCGTCCACGTTCAGCTTGATAAAATACTTTCCTTTTTCTCCCGGCAGAAGGAGCGATCTCTGCAAGGACTGCTCCCATCTGATCACCCACGGGTCAAGCGTGTATTTTACGAACTCCAAGGACTGCTGCTCGATATTGGAAAAGCTCGACTTATCAAGGTCACCAACCATGTGGGGCGGTATCCTGTAAAGCCTTGCAATCTCATTGATCTGGAATTTCCTTGTCTCAAGGAACTGTGCCTCTTCCGGCGGGATTCCTATCTGCTGATACTTCATGCCTTCTTCAAGCACTGCGATCTTGTGTGCGTTGTTCACGCCACGGTATACGGAGTTCCAAGACTCACGCACTTTTGACGGGTCTTTCAGGACTCCCGGATGCTCCAGAACACCGCCCGGATTTGCCCCGTTTGCAAAGAAACTCGCCCCGTATTCTTCACATGCAAGCGTCATGCCAACAGCGTTCTTTGCCATCGCAATCGGGGAATATCCGATCAGCCCGTCAAATCCCAATCCGGGGATATGGAGCACATCTTCGGCTTTCAGTCTGATATTGCCATATTCCTTGAACATCGGGTTCTCATCGCTGTTTCTAGAATACACATAATAGATGTTTCCTTTTTCATCCCTCTGCACATCCATCTTGTCAGGAAGAAGCGGATACAGTCCGAGCACTCTTCCTGCCCCGTCCCTTATGATCTGGGCATAAGCATTTCCCCATATTAAAAGATGGCTCATCAGTGTTTCCCTGAACACAAATGAAGTCATCTCCGGGTTCGGCTCATCATGGAGCAGATAATATAACGGATGGTCATGCACCAGCTTCTTGCCTCCGTCATCCTGATACTCATATACATGAAGTGGTAAGGATGCGACTGCCTCCGCAAGAATTCTGACACAGGCATATACTGCCGTGGTCTGCATTGCTGTTCTTTCATTAACAGGCTTTCCGCTCGTTGTCCTTCCAAACAAAAACGAATACCCTGCATCTGCTGCCTTATCCACGGGCTTGTCCCTCGCCTGTCCGAAGCCAAATAAACTTTTTATTCCCATATGACACCTCCTAAAAATGGGTACAAAAAAAGCACCTCCTAAGAGATGCCGTATTTTGTAACAAATTATCTATAAAAATCCTCTTTATTTGCACTTTTACATTTACATTTTATACACCCATAATCTGTATGAGTACCTAAATAGTAAAGTCTAACTATTTCTGCATGATCACATTTTTCTGGCGAAACACTTGCTTCCAATTTATCAAAATCACTCTCAGTCATTTTTTTCATATACAACGCCTCCTGTAAATAACTCTATTTGTCAATTAAACGTTGGTTACCACTCATACAAACCTGCCTCTTTAAGATCTGTTGTGGAATCAAGCATTATCTCATTTGCTTTTCTTTCAATCAAATCCAATAAATTGCCTTTTTTATCAAATAGTTCTTTTAACTCTGTTCCACATATTGCAATTATTACAACACCATTAAGAAGATAATATTTTACTGCAAGTGCTTTAAACGTTTTAGGGCCTTTCTTCTTTGAAATAATTATTCCAAATTTAATACATCTTCCCTTTCCTCCGCTATTGGTATTTGAAATAATGCTATGTAATTTTGACATGTATCCACCCTTTGGAGATTCGCTCTCATTCTTGCATTCAATAAAGAATCTCCCGCCTATTATATCCAATATACCGTATTTAAGATACATCTTATTTCTAACACAACAATCTATTTGATTAGTTGCTGTTCGAACCCCAGCAGCCTTAAACACTGGACATAAATTAAAAAGATACTCTGTAAGATCTTCCAGTTTATTTCCTATGTTTGTTGTGGTTCCTGAGCCATTTTTAACGCTCTGATACATATCACTTAATTTTTTATATTGCTCATCTGTAGGATGAAACAAATATTCATTTATATTACCAGCTAGAAATATTGATTCCATAGAATCTTCCGGGACAACAGCCCTAGCTGATAAATCTAATTCTTCCTGCTGCCCTTCTGTAAAAACACTATCATCATCCAATGCATATATAATCTCAATATCACCCGGTTCTACTTCTATTTCTTCATTACAGCCATAACACTCAAATTTTTCGGAAGGTATATCTGCAATAGAATCTACTTTTTTTATAAGCATACCACACTCTGGACATCTGATAGTATAAAAGACATTCAAAATTCCTATCTCTTTACATTTGGTCAGCACAATGCTTGCTAATTGTGGCGATAGGTCCAATGCTTTGGATAACTTTGATACTGTTATATTATTTTTTGCACCTCCAATCAGGCTACCGAAATATGATTCCAGATTTTTTATCTGGTCATCATTCAGCTGCCCCTTCAGTGCCGATAAGTGAGAACAATACATTAATTATATCCTCCTCCATAGTATATTCTGTAAATTTAAGCATACAATAATCTTTATTCACTATGATCTTTACCTTGAATTGTTTAGTGCAATACTTTGAATTAATTCTATTAACCATAAATGTTACGCCATCACATGCCTGGCTTTTCTGCAGCATTTTTTTATTATCGAAAAATATCGCTTTGGACTGGAGAGGCTCTTCCATAGCTGCCGTTTGCTCTACCCTTGAATCCTCTTCATCAGTTGCATTTAACTTCAACGGATATGCCATTCTGTCCTTTATAAATATTTGCTTATTTGGATAGCTTATAGAGAAGTATTTTTCAACCATGTTTAAAACACTTGAACGTACATCTTCCTTATATGCTGTCCTTAATCCACAAATCTGATTCATTACAATTTCTACAATATTATTTATTTCCAATTTTTTTTGTTTCATAAGTTCTATAATTTCACCCGGTGTTTTTGTATATCTTTCAAGCATATTATATAATCGTGTTTTAAATACTGTAGAAGCTTCATAATTTTTTCGCGTACTTATAGCAAATTTCTCCGTTACCCATTTTATTGCTGCTGCAATTTCTTTTTCAGACTTCGTAGGTATTGCGCGTTCTAATATGAAATTTTCTTCATACTTATATAAATTCGATTTTGATTTAGCACGAGCTGCAATTATTCCCTTATCACAATATATGTCAACAACAATAGGATATGGTACTATTGCAGATCCATGCGTCTTGTCAAATGTACATAACAATCTTCCCATATACAAACGAATTCTCCTGCCTCCAATATCCTCATTTGTTATTTCATACCGAAATAAACTTAAAGATTCAGAATATCCCTTATTCAAATGCATATTTTCCCGATCCACAATTAACGGATTCAATACCCTTTCTACCTGTTCATCTTGATGTATAATAGATGTGATAAATGTTTCATCATCTATTAGTTTTATCTGTACATCTTTAATTCCTTCAATTAATACTTTATCCAACCAGTCTAATACTGTTTCTTCCTTCTCCGGCGATTGATTTGCATAATTTTCAATGTCCTGTACTAACTGCGGACGATCTACCGTAGTCTTAAGATCCTCATTCTTTTTTTCTTTAGCAAATCTTCTTAAAGCAGGAATTGTAATATAATTTTCAGTTTCATTTGCAAATGTATATGGAATAGAAAACATATTTATGCTCCTTTCGACTTTTTTTCATTATATCATACTTGCCATATACATTAATACCCTGTAAGTTAAAAAATCAATATACCCCTGTCATCATATACACTTCCGTCACTGCTTTCATTTCTGATTGCCCTATCAAGTGCCATAACTGTTGCAACAGCACCATCTATCTTCTCTGTAGATTTTTCCTTGTCCATCTTGATATTTCCAGCAGGATCCTGCCGAACGAATACATTATCCATCATCCATCTTAGAACTTTGTGACCGCCGTGTGCGATACGTTCTTCCAATGTCAGCTTCATCAGTTCCTTGGTAGGCGGACTCATATCCTTATATCCCTGCCCAAACGGTACAACAGTAAATCCCATTCCTTCAAGATTCTGCACCATCTGCACAGCTCCCCACCTGTCAAATGCAATCTCCTTTATATGGAATTTCCTGCCAAGCTCATCAATGAACCGCTCTATAAACCCATAATGAATAACATTCCCTTCCGTTGTCTTTAAGCACCCTTCGACTGCCCATACATCATATGGAACATGATCCCTTCGGACACGAAGCCTCATGTTATCCTCTGGTATCCAGAAATACGGAAGTATCACATATTTTTCCGTGTCATTCCTTGGCGGGAACACAAGCACGAATGCCGTGATATCCGTAGAACTTGAAAGGTCGAGTCCGCCATAGCATTCCCTTCCGAGAAGCTCCTCTTCATTCACGGCAAAGGAACATGCATCCCACTTATCCATCTGCATCCACCTGGTGCTCTGTTTCACCCACTGGTTCAGACGGAGCTGCCGGAACACGTTCTCCTCTGCTGCATTTTCTTTTGCACTGATATATGCATTCTGCACTTTCTCAATATCGATCGTGTATCCAAGGGAAGGATTGGCTTTGTACCATACTTCTTCGCTCGACCAGTCATCCTCATCTGATGCCCCGTAAATAACCGGGTAGAAGGTCGGGTCGATTTTTCTTCCCTCTATGATATCCAGTGCCTTCTGGTGCTGTTCAAAACACACGGAATTTCTATCCGTTCCTGCCGTTGTGATCAGGAAGAACAGGGGTTGTGTTCTGGCATCGCCGGAACCTTTGGTCATGACATCGAACAGTTCCCTGTTCGGCTGTGCATGCAGCTCATCAAAAATAACCGCATGCACATTCAGGCCGTGCTTTGTGTATGCCTCTGCCGACAGCACCTGATAGAAGCTGTTGGTCGGTTTATATACAAGCCTTTTCACTGACATGACTGGCTTGATCCTTTTCTTCAGTGCCGGACACTGGTCTACCATATCCACAGCAACATCAAATACGATGGAAGCCTGCTGCCTGTCGGAAGCACAGCCGTAAACTTCTGCTCCCCACTCACCGTCACCGCATGTCATATAAAGTGCAATGGCTGCTGCCAGTTCCGACTTCCCGTTCTTCTTTGGTATCTCGCAGTAACAGGTGTTGTACTGCCTGTATCCATTTTCCTTTACCGTCCCGTAAAGGGTGCGGATAATCTCATCCTGCCAAGGGAGAAGCTCAAACGGAACTCCTCTCCACCTTCCCTTGGTGTGTTTAAGACAGTTTATAAAATTGACCGCATGATCTGCTTTTGCTTCATCAAACATTATCCTGCACCACCTTTCACAAGCAGAAGCTCCATTTCATCGTTCTGCTTATCTTCCCCGCTGTCCGTAACGATACGGCTTCTCGCAGAAGGTGTAAGTCCGAACTGCTCACAGAATTTATTCATGATCTTCAGATAGGTCTGTGCAATTGATACCTGCGGTACCTGCTGCCAATATCCGCTTGGAGTTTTTACGATAGTTCCATGCTGTGTAATAAACTCCTCTGCCTCTTTCCATCTCGCATATGCCTGACAGTATCCTGCGAATGCTGCCATATCTATTTCAGTCAGGATACCTAGATGCTCCAACTGTTTTGCCATCCTCTTCCATTCCTTTTTTGCCTCATCCTCAAGCCATGCCGGACAGCGCGGGGCCTTTTTCTCAGGCTTTGGTTCGCCCGTGTTAAGGCTTCTCTTGCCCGGATTGCCCTCAAGCATCTTTACTGCCGTAGGCTTTGGTTTTCTTCCTCTCTGTGCCACTGTCCTCACCTCCTCGTAAAAATGGCATAATAAAAGGACCTCCGAAGAGATCCTATGCTTTGTGCGCTTATTCTTAAAGTGTCATTCTGATTGCTGGAATTTTTGCTTTCTTTCCTGTTTTCCAATCCGAGTATGTTGCATTCACCTCGGTAAGCCCCGCCATCCTGATACCTTCCTTTTCAAATGCTGCGAGGGTTTCGATAAGGCTTGAAAATGTACTGCTTATCGTAAATTCGCTTATGCCGTTTTCCTTTAATGACCTTACAATTTCCGGAATATCGTAATCCCAGATGACTCCATTGAAATCAATGTTATCGTTTCCTGTTTCCTGGCAGTCTCTATATGCTGCAAACAATGTGCTGTTTATTCCGTAATCCTTAAGTTTTCCTCCCTCGTTCATTGCTCTTTCAAAAATTTCAATTTTCTTCATGTTTTGTACCTCCGCTTTTTTCTTTACTTTTCCTTTCGGTAGGTACATATTCGCTCTAAACGCTGATTATATCCAGTCATTTCAGCACCACAATATACACAAAATACTGTCAGTATATTGTCTACATATATGGAGCGAAAAAGCCTATCCTATTGGTCTCCTCCGCTCCGTACATTTAGCAGTCCCCATTTACAATCATGTCTACAAGATCATCTCTGCTGACCAGTATCCCATCGTTCTCCATGTCTCTTACAGTGTCTTCCAGATAATCTGCATCCATTCCATACTCGGCCGCTACTTTTTTGATAATTGATTTTTTAAGTTCCTTCATATCCGTTCTCCTATGCCTTCCATATTATTTTCCTTTCGGTGATTACATATTCGCTCTAAACCTCATATTTATCCAGTCTTATATGCTCCATAATGTACACAAAGATAAATGCATACAGGCAGAAAACATTTTCCTGCCATTCCTGCTATTTTACTTTTGTAAGTGCCCATGCCATCGCATGTCCAGCATCTTCAAATTCTTCTTTTCTTTCAATCCTTGAAATCCTGCATTCGCATCTTCCAAATCCTGTGTCATCCGGTGTTTCAACTAACTCATAAACTTCTGCAATACTTCCCTTTAAACAATGATCCCAGACCGCAACCGTGTAATCTCCATAATCAACGATTGCTGAATTCATGCATCTGTAAAGCTCCATTCTTAATTTTTCTGCTGTCGTGATTTTTATTTCCATCATATCTTCCTCCGTGTGCTCTTTTTCCCTTCCGGTAGATACATATTCACTCTAAACCATACATATATCCAGTTATATGTGAACCATATACTACACAAATATCAGCAGAAAAACTGTGTACTTTATGACGTTTCCCCATTAAGATCTTTTCTCAGCCTTTCGGCTAGTTCGGTAAGTTCATCAACTGACATTTTGCCAATTAAAGCATAGAGTCTTGCATCATCCTCATCCTGTGGTGTAGGCAGTGGATAAGGATAAATCCCCATAATATAATCCATCGACACATTAAAACACTTAACCACACTGACTGCCTCCGGAATAGTAAGTATCCCTTTCCCTTTTAGCAGACTGACTGCTCTGTTTCTGCTGAATCCGCATACTTCTGCAAATTTATCGGCATCTGCTTTATTTATCTGTGCTATCACATTAAGCCGTTCAGTTATCTTTTGATAAAATTCTACACTTTCACGCTTCCTTTCTTCCATATCTGACAGTGGTCTTCCGTCAAACAATCCTTCCACGGTCGTTCCAAACGCATCTGCTATCTTATGTGCTTCGAAAGTAGTAAGTCTCCCCCTTTCATAGAGAATTTTTTGTATCCTGTTTTCTTCTATTCCGCATTTTTCAGCAAATTCAGACAGATTCATCTGCCGTGTCTCCATAAGCTCTATCAGCTTTTTTCTGATCTCTCTCAATTACATATCCTCCTAAAAATCATCATCCGTGCATAAGGTCATTCCCATCTGCAGTTTTATGTAAATATTTGTATACCATTCCCTTTCGCTGCCGTCAGAACCCATCATGTCCTAAAGAAAGAACTGCTCCGCAACTATCTTCGATTCCCATGCCTCTTCTTTACCGTAGCAGACCGTCACTATCTTATCCATTTATTTTTCTCCATTCATCAACCCCATAAATCAGTGCAAGTGATCCGTTTCCTTCCCATGATGTATGAATCTGTCCCGCATCATCCACAAACTCCACCGTTCCGATGGTCCCTGACGGAATCTTCCGGTATGGGTCATCAAGGCGGATAAGCTCCACCTTGGTTCCCGAAGGATATTCTTTTCTCAGTCTATCAAGTGTCTGTCTGTTTACTCCGAACATACCGTTGTCCTCTTTTCTGCCTTGCGGTTGGCTTTCCATTTTTCCGCATCTTCCGGGATCCTGAATGCCGTATGTCCTTTCAGCCCCTTAAGGAAAAATGCCCTTGTTTCTTTTCCTTCGTTTCCACTGAATCCAAGGGATACAAGCCATGCCCTCATGTAGTATTTTTCATTTTCTTCAATGGTCTGCTTCGGATTTACACGCTTCTGTTCGGAAGCCCTTTTTACCATTGCCGCTGCAAGTCTGCAGTATTCCATCATGTTCTCTGTCTGCGGAAATCCCGTGAAAGTGATGTTCCCGTCTTTAAATGTGACTCCCGTGCATCCGCCCTGTTCCGTAATAAAATCTGCTGCTGATCCAGCATCCTCAAATGTTTTTTCAGCAAGTGCATTCGTCAGGGTGTCCGTAACCAGAATGCACGCCCTTCCGACAGCCCTGTTGATAAGGTACTGCTTGGAATGCATCATGTTTATCAGGTTGATGATTCCCTGTGGTGTCACTTCCCCAATTGGAATCTTTATTTCTGCCTCACTTCCGCTTTCTTCCTGTGGCATTTCCTGTGTTTCTTCCGTTACTGTTACATCGTTCTGGAAAAGCACCCTTCTCACCTCATCTTCCATGCTGTCATCTTCAAAAATGACCTTTGATTCCCTGTCCACCGTAATGCTTCCGATCTGGTATGCAAAACTCGGTGGTCCAAGGTAAACCGCCCTTTCCCCGAAATGCTCGGATAAGGTTTTTACCAATGATTTTCTGTTCTCAGCGTTTGTAATAATTTCCATTCTGCTGTGCTCCTTTCCTTTTGGTAGTACCATATATCACTCTGAATGCCCGTATAGTCAAGCTAATAATGGTACTATCCAAAAAGAAAATAGATCATCAGTTTCTGGACTCTGGCAGTGACATTGCAACCGCATAAGCCACAGTTGCCGTGACTGCATTTCCCGCCTGTTTATATAACTGGGCATCGGAATTGACAGCCGATGCACGGTCAAACAGTTCATCTGAAAATCCCTGTAAACGGAAGCACTCCCTCGGTGTCAGCCGTCTGATGCGTCCGCCCCTCATGAGCGTCCCCATCTGCCCGGAGCAGTCCAGAGTCTGGGAGCATCCTTTCCCGACCCTTCCCCGTCTGGTCACGCTGTCGGGATAAGCAAGATTGATGCCGTCACCTTCATGTGCAACATCGTATCCTGCCTTTGTTGCATTTCTGACCTTTACGGAATCCGCTTTCTCACAGACATACACACCGTGCCTGTCCTGTGAGGTCAGCGTGAACATCGGCTCTCCGTCCTCTTTCATCCTTCTGCCGTTCTGTCTTTTCTCCATCCGTTCCGGGGTAAGCACAGGGTGGACTTCCAGCACGGCTGAGTTCATTGCCGAATGGTTAGTCATCCCGGCTGTGTATCTGGCAGTCAGGCATCTTGCCGTATCCGTGATCTTCGGATCATGGTTGCTCTGATCGATGAAGTAAAGCCCGGTCTTGGCCCCGACACCGCCCGCATTCCCCACAAGGGTTGCAGAAATGCCGTCCGTCCCATAAACACGGTAACCCTGCATACCTCCTATAAGCTGGTTAAGAGCTGCTGCGTTTTCTCCTGTGAGAGGTAATATTTCTCGTCTACCTCTGCTTCTAAGATTTGCGATAATGAACACACGCTCACGGTTCTGCGGGACTCCGAAGTTTTTGGAGTTAAGCACCTGCCACCGACAGTCATACCCTGCTTCGTCCATTTCAGACAGAACTGAGGCAAAGTCGAATCCTGCATTAATCGATAACAGGTTCTTAACGTTCTCAACAAGTAGGTATGCGGGTTTAGCACTTTCCTCTTTGCCTTTGAGGAGGTCAATAATGTTGTAATATATTCCACTTCTTTTTCCGACCAGTCCCCGCTGTTTTCCGGCAACGGAGATGTCCTGACATGGGAATCCGAAGCACCAGATGTCTGCATAGGGGACATCTTCGGGTTTGAGTTTTGTGACATCATGAGCTTTCCACTCTCCTTCCGTATCATACATTGCCTCATATGAGGCTCTTGCAAATTTATCATATTCACAGTACCCGATGCATTTATGGCCGGCAGTTTCAAGACCGAGCCTGAAGCCGCCGATGCCGGAACATAAATCAAGGAAGGTCATCTGTTTCATTATACTGCCCTCCCTTGCATAATTGCTGATATGAAATTTTCATATCGTCACGAATGACAAATACATCCGCATCCGAACCGCACTGTTCAATGTAGCGGTTTACGATCACATCCACAAACTTCTCATCCAGTTCGATGCCGTAGCAGATACGGTGTGTCTGCTCACAGGCAATCAGCGTAGAGCCGGAACCAAGGAACGGATCAAGCACGATGCAGTTGCTCATGCATGAGTTCTGGATTGGATAGGCCATAAGCGCCACAGGCTTCATGGTCGGATGATCCTTGCTTGCCTTCGGACGGTCATATTCCCAGATGGTGGTCTGCTTCCTGTCGGAATACCACTGGTGTTTCCCGCCCTTCTTCCATCCAAACAGACATGGCTCATGCTGCCACTGATACGGACTTCTTCCAAGAACCAGTGCGTTCTTCTTCCAGATGCAGCACCCGGAGAGATAGAACCCGGCATCCTTGAATGCCTTTCTGAAATTCAGCCCCTCCGTATCTGCATGGAATACATAAATGGAAGCATCCTGTTCCATTGACTGCTCCATATTTACAAATGCAGCAAACAGGAACTTATAGAAATCCTCATCCGGCATGTTGTCATTTTTAATCTTGCCAGCCGTTTCCTCGACATTTACATTGTATGGCGGGTCAGTCAGGACAAGATTTGCTTTCCGTCCATCCATCAGCCTTTCGTAGGTTTCCGGCAGAATGGAATCACCGCAGATGACACGGTGCTTTCCAAGCAGCCATACATCTCCTGTCTTTGCCACGGTTGGCTTTGCAAGCTCCGCTTCCACATCGAAATCATCTTCCGTAATCTTCTTATCATGCACGGAATTAAAAAGCTGTTCGATCTCCGGCGGTTCAAAACCCGTGATGCCGACATCAAAATCTGAATCCTCAAGGTCTTTGATGAGGTCGGCCAGAAGTTCCTTGTTCCACTCACCCGTAATTTTATTGAGGGCAACATTGAGTGCCTTCTCCTTGGTCTTGTCGATATCGACCACGATACATTCCACTTCCGTATATCCGAGATCCGCAAGGACCGTGGCTCTCTGGTGTCCTCCAATAATGGTCATGTCTGAGTTGATGATGATCGGCTCGACATACCCGAACTCTTTAATGGAGTTCTTGATTTTTTCATATTCCTTATCGCCCGGTTTTAACTTCTTCCTCGGATTATAGGAAGCCGGGATAAGGTCTGCTATTTTATAACTCTGAAACTGCATCTTCCATATCCTCCTCTGCTAAAAATCTGTGCCGGAAATAACATTCACGGCCACAGTATTTTCTGTTCTTGTTTCCATAGGAAATGAAAGACTTCCCGCACTGCTCACATACAAGCGTGTAGGAAGCCTTTTCACTTTTCTGTACTGCTTCGGGATGTGCTTTCCACCATTCCCTCCTGCATTTTTCACAGCAGAACCTTCTCGGTCTGCCAGTCTTGGGCTGCGTGATCGGATTACCGCAGAAGTGGCACACCTCTTTACCGTCCACCATGAGTTTCATATTTTTTGAAACCACCGTGGCGTATCCGGCAAGGTTATGCCTCTTGCAGTAATTCCTTACGATGTCACGGGACAACCCGATTGCCATCCCGATGGCTTTATATCCCATGCCACGCATACGCATCTCGTTGATCTGTTTTGCCTGTGCGTCCGTCATCCTTTCTCATCTCCTTCCGGCACATGAAAAAAGGCCGGAAAACAATGCTTTTTACACTGTTTTCCAGCCTTAAATATTGCGTTTTTCCTGATTTTCCGGCAAAAGAAAATACCCCTTTTGCCGTGTTTTAAGTGCATTCTGCGAAAATTACCACACCCTTTTTATATCCCCCCTGTTTAATTCTGCGAAAATTCACGCAAAGGGGGCCATCGGTCTTCAGCGGTTCAGACTGTAGAGATTCAGATACCCCCACGGTCTGCCGTCAGAACCGATATTCAGGATTGTTATCTTCGTTCCATGTCTTTTTATCATGACAAGGCTTGCAAAGGCTCTGCCAGTTCCTCTCGTCCCAGAACAGGACGGGATCACCACGGTGCGGTCTGATATGATCGACCACGGTTGCTGTCACCGCATGCCCTTCCTTTAAACACTGAACACACAACGGATGTGCCTTCAGGTATCTTGCCCTTGCCTTCTGCCACTGCCTGTTGTAACCACGCTTGCTGCTGCTCGCCCTGTCACCACGGTGCAGTGCTTCGTGCTCCTCACAGTACAGTCCGTCTGTCAGCTTCGGACATCCGGGGTGTCTGCACGGCTTCTTTGGTTTCATCGGCATCCGCCATTCCTCCCTTCTATGTACACGGGCGGTGTGAAAGGATTGGAAAGACACCGCCTTACGGCAATATAAAAAGGAGCGTTTCCGCTCCCTTTCTTTTTTGCCATCTTAATCATAGCAGATGTAAATTAAAAAGTCAGTAAACCATTAGTGCACCTTTAGTAAACCTCTAGTGCACCTACACATCATTATATCAAATAGAAAACCTAATCCTCGGTCAAGTCACCGCCTCTGCAAAAGTCTGCAAGTTCAAAATCTGACATATGCCTTTTTTGTTTGCTTTCGCCTTCATATTGAAGACTAAAATCAAATATCGTATTGTCGCAATCACGACAATAGAATTCACACTTGGCTGTCCGCTCCATTTCTTTTCCACACTTATCACAATAATGTTTACTCATCGTCCGTCTCTCCTTTTCTTCATTTTGCCTGATATCATCTATATGCCAATCAAAATAAGTAACATCATTTTACCATAACCCAAACAAAAAAGACAGCCGTCTGACTGCCTTAATTGTACTCTGCATATGCGCCTATCTGTATCTGGAGTGCTACGGTAATCTGCTCCATGACCATGTCATCCAGCACTTCCCCAATTCTTTCTCCTAGCCTTGTTTTATCAAGGGTTTCCACCTGTTCCGCCAGTGCCATGCTCGGTTTATTCAGACCGTTGCTTTTCTTCAGCGGGATCTGCACATGGGTCGGAAGATACTTCTTTTTCCACACCCTTGCTGACAGCGGAATGACCGTAACCACAGGGGAATGCTTATTTGCCTTATTATTACTTACTACCAGTGCCGGACGGACACCGCCCTGTTCGCTTCCGGCCTTTTCTCCAAAATCCACATAATAAATATCGCCACGCTTACACATAAAAAACCTCCTATCCGAGGACAAAGGCTTCCACCTGTCTGTCCCTCAGTTCATACTGTTTATCCAGTTCCCTCAATGCTGCTTTTCTGTATTTCCCGATCATCGTATGGCTCACATGGTATCTTTCCATCATGATGTCCCATGTCATATCCTCATCCAGAAGATCCGTGATAATGCTTCTATGTCTTTCATCCAGTCCGTTCACTGCATGCTCGAAAAAATCCAGTTCTTCTTTCAGGAACATATATCTGTGGAAAAGGAAATCGTACCACTCGTCATTTTCCCGTTCCATTGCTGCCTTATACTTGATCGCTATGTTTGCCGTTTTATCGGAAAGAGTGCTCGTCTGCACCCTTTCCCCTTCCTGATGGGAATAAAGCATGGAATCGATCATGTCCTGTTCGCTCACTCCCTGAAACTGACGGAGTTGGAACTCAGTCACGGTCAGTTCCTTTTTCATGTTCTTATATTCCTTCATCATTACTTCTGCCGTCATCCGTCATACCTCCAATCCTTGCCTTTACTGCTTCTATCATTGCATTCTGTGTAGTATCCTTTTTTTCGATTGCCCGGAGGATATCTTCATCGACCGTTCCTTCTGTCACCAGATGCTCTATGACAACCGTGTGTTTCTGCCCCTGTCTGTAAAGTCTGGCATTTAACTGCTGATACAGTTCAAGAGACCATGTAAGCGAGAACCATACGATGGTTGAACCGCCTTCCTGAAGATTCAGCCCGTGTCCTGCCGATGCCGGATGGATCAGTGCCACCGGGATTTTCCCTTCATTCCAGTCCTCAATATCCTTCTTTGTATTGATATCCCTTGCCTGAAACCGTTTCAATATCCGCTCCCTGTCATGCTTGAACCAGTATGCAACCAGAAGCGGTTTCCCGTTTACCGATTCGATCAGGTCTTCCAGAGCATCCAGTTTTCTGTCATGGATATTACGGACATTGCCGGATTCATCATAGACCGCACCGTTTGCCATCTGCTGGAGCTTGTTGCTTAAGGCTGCTGCATTTACTGCATCGATGTCCTGTCCTTCCCCGTATTCGAGGATCATTTCATCTGCCATCCTGTCATAAAGCCCCTGTTCGGATTCCGACATGGATACGGTCATACGGTTGCTTACGCATTCCGGCATATCAAGATAATCCACGGCTTTCATGGAAATGCTGATATCGGATATCAGTTCATATATTTTTTCTTCTGCCCCTTCCCTCGGCTTATACGAAAAGATGATCTCACGATTCCGCTTATCCGGCAGAAAGAACCTGTCACGGTAGCCGCCGATATATCTTCCAAGCCTCTGCCCCATATCAAGGATTCCGATCTCTGCCCATAAGTCCATGAGGTTTCCCGGTGTTCCCGTAAGCCCGACCACACGTTTTGCCATCGGCCTTACTTTTTTCAGGTCTTTGAACCTCTGTGCCTTCGGGGACTTGAAGCTCGACAGCTCATCAATGATGACCATGTCAAAATCAAAAAATATGTTTTTTGTCATCCATGAAACATTGTCCCTTCCGATGATCGTTACATCAGCTCCTGACAGAAGTGCTTCCTTTCTCTGCTCTGCAGTTCCCATTGCCACGGCAAATGTCATGCCGTAAAGATGCTCCCACTTTTTTATCTCTGCCGGCCATGTGGTCTCTGCCACACGCTTCGGTGCTATCACCAAGATCCGTCTTACTTCAAAATAGTCAAACAGCAGAAGCCACAGTGCCGTAAGCGTGATGACCGTTTTGCCAAGTCCCATGTCAAGGATCAGGCAGCTCACGGGATGCTCGATTATAAAATCTGTTGCATACTGCTGATAATCATGTGCTTTGTATTTCATCAAGGAAACCTCCGATCTGTTCGATATTATCAACTACATAAACGGGAAAGCCTAACCTCTCAAGCATCCTCTTTCTCTTTAGCTGAAGCGGTCTCGGCTTCTTCCCCGGTGCTTTCAGTTCCACAAATGCCATTTTCCCGTCCGGCATCAGGACGATGCGGTCAGGCACTCCATTCATACCGGGTGATACGAACTTCAGTGCCATGCCTTTCCGCTTTTTAGCTTCTTCCCTCAAATGTCTTTCTACTGTACTTTCTAGCAAAACCATATACCTCCTTTGCCGATTGCGGTTGCCTTATGCCTTTAACTCCTATACGCGCATATATACATGAATTGCTCTTTTTATCTTTATTTTTAATTCTCAACTGGATTTAATGGGAAACTGGGAAACTAAGAACCGCAACCCCTTATTTTCCAAGGTGTCAGCACGGTTTCCGACTACCGTTGCCCATCTGCATCTGGGAAACTCCGGAAACCGCCTAACGGGTTTCCTCTGGTTTCTCATCCATCCGCACAAAAGTCTTCTGCACTCCGTAAAGGGGGACTTTGGTCTTGCCCGTGGTATTGGAATCATACTTCTTCCATCCCCCGATCTTGTTTAAGATACCTTCGATTTCATAGGAATCCGCCTTCTTTAAGTTCTGGCGCTCCTTGCCGAAGCACTCCACCCAGATCTCCATGATGCACACACGCTCACGCATGACAGTTCCTTTTACACCGACCGTCTCGAACTCTCCTCCGCCAAGGAATGCCCTTCTCTGGTAGATATCCATTGATGCCCAGTTATCTGGCAGCAGTCTGTCAAGGTAGTCCTGCACGATGCCCTCACGGTCATCCGACTCCATTGCCTCCTGCTGCATCTTGTATGCTTCCTCTGCCTCCGTACCTTTTAAGAACAACTCCTCGCCTTCGTTATACAGATGGATTGCCTCTGCCCAGATCTGGTCGACACAGTCAAGCTCCCACGGATGGTGTTTTCCTGTCCCCGGCACATGCACGGGCCAGAATCTTCTGTTTCCTGTCACGTCACGCAGGAATCCGCCCTCGGAGTTTGTGCTTCCCACGATGATGCACTTTCTTGGATGCGACTCTACATTGACTCCGTATGCCTGACGGAACTTATCATCCTGACGGGTGACAAAGGACTTTACTACCTCGACTTCCGTCTTGCGGATACCGTTCATCTCACTGATCTCAAGTATCCAGTTTCCGAGCAGCTTCTCGGCAGCAGTCTTATCCCTCATATCCGAAATGGATAAGGAATCCGAGAACCACTGCTTTCCAAGTATGGCAAAGAAGGTGGATTTTCCCATTCCCTGCGGTCCGTTCAGCACGAGGATGGAGTCGAACTTCACTCCCGGCTTATAGATACGTGCTACCGCAGCCACCAGTGTCTTGCGGATGACTGCCCTTGTGTACGGAGAATCTTTCGCACCGAAATAGTCGATGAGCAGTGTATCGATACGCTCCTGTCCGTCCCAGTGAAGCGTTGCAAAATAATCCTTGATCGGATGATAAAGCCTGTCGGATGACACCACGGCAAGCAGTGCATCCTTAAACTTGGTCGGTGACCAGATCCCGTACACCCTCTCGAAATACACCTTTGCATTCGCAAGGTCGGAGTCATTCCATCCGGGCTTTACCTGTTTCCACGGAAGCGGACCGATTACATCAATGGTATCCTTGAACTCGTTATACACGATGTGCTTGAAGTTCTCATCGTTGCGGATGATCAGTGCGATGTTCTGCAGTGTATCCTTGATATTTCCCCTGCGGTCAAGTGCCAGCTTATTCTGCCAGTCCTCGTCCGGCTCGGTGGAAAATTCCTGTACCGCTAGCTCCTGTCTTTCCTTGGCAAGCGTGTTCTTCACTTCTTCATCTGCAGAAGCAAAATCCTGCATGGCTTTAAAAGATGGGAGTTTTCCCGGCTCTGTTCCTTCGGCTGCCCTTGCATCCTTGTCACCGAATTTATGAAGTCTTACCACATCAAACGCATTCATCAGCTTTCCGCAGCATGGGTCTGTTGCATGGTGGCTGTATACGAACAGGTCATCATAGACCACAACTCCGGCAGCAGAGTCCGCTGGGATATAATCGTATCTTCCGGGGATCGCCCATGAATGCCTGTACACATCCGGGATAAATTTGTCGATTGCCTGTGTTACCGTGTATGTGCGGTTGAAGGCCCCGATCAGTCCGTCCTTGGAAAGCGGGTCAGCCTGTTTTTTAATATCCCTCTGCACAACAGATGCCTGACGGTTGCTGACCGGCCATGCTGATACATCTTGCCAGTCTTTATAACGGGACAGCACTTCATCGGGATCGACTTCAGCTCCTTCAATCTCCTGAAACACATACTCTCCGTCACTGGAAGTGCTCGGCCAGTACATGAGTCTTGATGGTTCATAGGTAGAATCATCAAAAAGCTCGATTCCGATATCCGATGCAAGCATACGGCTGACTGCCCCGTACTCATCGGGTGTCACATCCCTTGTCAGGAATATGATGATACGCAGTCTCGGTTTCTCCGGCGTATGCTTATGCGTGGAATAGACCACCATCTTCATGTCAAAGAACATTTCCAGTTCATCAATGATGCCCTGTGTTCCGTAATCCATATCAAGCGTGATGGCGGATCTGGAAATCACGCAGTCCTTCTTCCTGCGTCCGCCCTTCAGCTTTCCAAGCACGAAACCTCCGACATCCTTGATATTGTCCTGCTGCCCTTTCGGCATATTCCTGTACTGCTCCATTGTCTCTGCAGTATATTTTGTCTTGGACAGACGGCTGACAAAATCTTCATATGTCATATCCGTACAGTTAAACTTTTTATCCATTCTTGAGTTTCCGATTGATACAAACATGTTTCTGCCTCCTAATCTTTCTTGTAAAACGGACTTTCAAATCCGGCAGCCTTAAGCGGAAGCCCCTCACACCAGTCAGGGCATACCGCCATGATCTCATTTACTTCTTCCACCGAGGATGTCCCCTCCGGCACTTCAAGTACCACTTCATCATGGATGTGGCACACAATATCGAATCCCTTCTTTTCCAGCCGGAGCATTGCTTCTGCCAGTACATCCCTTGCGGTTGCCTGAACGATGTTCTCACAGAATTTTGCCCCGTAAGATTCGATCCTCGTCCACTTGCGGTTCGTGCCGACACCTTCATAGCTGACGCTTTCCGAACCGAATCGGTTCACGGTCATCCTCGGTCTTACATAAGACAGCACCCTTCCTGACGGCAGTGCGATCTTTAACATCCCAGACTGGTAATATACCGTCACCCTTCCGACCGTGGTCATCTTCCGCTCCTTCACGGCTGCCTTTACCGCACCATCAATCTCATACCAGTAATTAACGATGTGCGGATTTGCTGTCCGCCATGACTGCACCAGCCCTTTCAATTCCTCTTCTTCCACAAAATTTAATGCTCCCATGCTGACAAGCGCACCTTCCGCACCGCCATACTGACAGGCAAGTGATGCCACCTTTCCCCTTGCACGGTACGGGCTTCCTTTTGTGATCTCTTCGATCGGGATATGGAACATCTTGGATGCCGTCTGCTCATAGATCTTTCCTGCACCACGGAACTCCTCCATGACCCATCCCTCTCCGGCAAGGTATCCCATGACTCTCGCCTCGATTGCTGAAAAGTCGCTGACGATGAATCTGCATCCCGGCTTTGCCACGAATGCGGTACGGATCAGTTCCGACAGCACCTCAGGGGTGGAATCATATAAAAGTTCCACAAGGTCATATCTGCCTTCCTTTACAATGGAGCGTGCCAGTTCCAGATCTTCCATATGGTTCTGCGGAAGATTGTGGATCTGTACGAGTCTGCCGGCCCATCTTCCTGTACGGTTGGCCCCGTAAAACTGTAATAATCCATGCACCCTCCCATCCGGGCAGACAGAGCGTTCCATTGCCTCATATTTCTTTACCGAGGTCTTTGACATGGAAAGCCTCAGCTTCATCATTTCGGATACTTCCCCTTCCGTTTTCTCCACCAGTTCTTCCACGTCTGCCTTGGCAAGGGAATCCACCTCGATGCCTTTTTCATTCAGCCAGCCCTTAAGCTGTGATACACTGTTCGGGTTTTCCAGTCCTGATATCTCATATGCCCTCTTGGATGCTGCTTCCTTATATAAAAGGTCACACGCCACTGCATGGCTGATCAGGTTACGGTCAACCATGATTCCACGGTCATTGATTCTCTGGTCCATGCAGTAAAGTTCCTGTTCCCTGTCTGGTATCGGGAATTTTGCTAACTTGTTTCTGATCTGCTTTTCCACATCCACGTCACGGATGCAGTATGTCTTGAACAGCTCCCACTTCTCAGGAGCATCGGACGGAAGGTTTCTTGTCCTTCCCCCATTTGCCTTGGTAGGCTTGCACGGTATACAGAAATAGCGGATGAGGTCTTTGCCTTCCGACATCTTTTTCTTATCAAGGTTCAGTGCTTCGCCCACGCCTTCCAGTGACAGCGGGAGCGACAGCATGGATGCCTGAACTGCCGTGCATCTCCATCCTTCCGACTTTAAGGAAAGCCCGAAGAATCGGTTGATACAGTTACGCTCAAAGGCAGCATTGAATGCTGTTTTTACCACAGAATCATCCATAAGGCATTCCATGATCTCCTTCGGCATCGTCTGCCCGGATGCAAGGTCAATGATTCTTGTCGGTTCGTCATTCAGACTGTATGCAAATAAAAGGATCTCGAACTGCTCCGATGCTGCATATCTATGTACCCCGCAGTCCGGGAGCGATACATCTGAGTAAGTTTCAATATCAATTGCAAGCGTGTCCATAAGCCTGTCCCTCCACTCTTTTCTTTATTCTGTTGATCCCTGTTCTTGCTGCTGTCATATTGCCGGACTTCATCTGCCCTTTGATGGTGCGGTATGTGTTATACGGGATATACTTCTTAATGCTGTTAAGCTCCTTCATCAGTTCTTCCATGAAATAACATCTCCTTTATGTACACGGACGGTGGAAACCACCGCCCGGTTTAAAACTGCCGTTATGCTCCTATGAGAGGAAATCGTCCTCTGCATCCACGGCCTCGAACTCATCCTTAGCATTTGCTCTGGAACCGAGAGGCTCTCCGTCCCTTAACTTCTGTACATTTCCAAGTCCTGCTGCAATACCCTTATTTCCGTTGCTGTTGTAAGCATAGAAAGTAATGGATACCCTTCCGTAGCAGCCGGAATATACCTCGCTCTGGTCAAGGATCGGCTGTACCTGTCTGTCCACAATCTGAGGGGCCTGTTTGCTGTTGGCGTTCAGGAACATGCTGTCCGCATACGCCTCGTCTTCAGGTCTGTCGATGTCACCATCTCTGAGCGGAGTCTTCAGGTTCGCCGGGATCTTACCGCCCCACTTTCCTTTTCCCTCATCCTTAGCAATTTCGATTGCCTTCTTGATCTTGGCGATGATTTCCTTATCATTCTTGTCGATGATGCAGGATACGGAGTACTTCGGTTCGCTTCCGTTGATGGAATCCGGCTCCCACAGGTGTGCATAGCTGAGTCTGCAAGGTACGATCACTTTGGTTAAATTTGCTGTTGTCATAGATTATTCCTCCTTAAAATCCGCTTCTGCGGTTGCTGTTTTAACTGCTTCTCTTTTATCTGAATCCGGCACCAGTGTGACCTTGCCGTCAGGCTTGTACACCAGTGAACCAAGGATCTCATTAAATTTCTTTTTGCCCATCAGCCTTTCCATCTCGGTAATGCCGATCAGGCTTTTTTTGAAGATGTCTGTATATCCGGCTTTCTGTGCTGCCACTGCCACATCCTCTTCATCCGTGTATTTACGGTTACTTCTTCCCAGAACGAGCTTGTATCCCGGCCATTCCTTATGATTGATCACCGCTTCATTCTGTGCATAGCTGTAAACCTCTTCTGCCCATTTTTTCAGGGCGTCTGCCTTGGAAAGAACCTCTGCAATTTCCTCATCTAACATAAGGGCCGGCTCGGCAAATTCCATCTGTGCAAGCTTCAGGTATTCCTCTGCCCTTGCACGGCATGTAAATCTTGCCTTGCAGAATCGGCAGTGGTCTCCAGCTTTAAACTCTCCCTCTCCGGCAAGAGCCTTTGCTGCTCCCGGTTCAAGAACATCATTTCCCCATACAAGCAGCTCCTCGGCTGATATCTCCCAAGTGGAAAAATGTTCAATCCTCGGCTGGACGATGGTAAGTTCCACTGTGTCGATCTCATATAAGAAACCAAGCATGTCCAGAACGCCAAGTCCATAGATCATAAGCTGGACATTCTGTTCCGCATCGACCACCACGCCCTTGCCGAGCTTCAGATCGATAATGTGGATCTTATGGGAATCAACCACCACCATATCTGCAGTACCGAAACAGTCCTTGATTCTATGTGCAAGGCTGACCTTCAGCTCCACTCCGATAAACGGGTCATCACAGTCCTTTCTTGCCTGTTCGATCTGGCCGATGTTATATTCCACGTAATCATCCACGGCTTCGAGCAGTTCATCCGAATAATAATCAGATACAGGTCTTTTAGTCCTTTTCTTCAGATACTTATTGATGAGGTACTCTGCCATCGCATGTCCGACACTCCCTTCTGCTGCGAAGGGAGATTCTTCATCCGGGAACTGCTCCTCCAACAGTAATGATGGAGGGCATTCCAGACGTCTTTTGCCGGACGATGGGGAGAACCTTGCGTGTCCGCCCATTAGAGCACCTGCGCTTTCTCATACAGTTCCGGCAGTTTCTCATCAGGAACGTCTGACAGCTTCTGGAATCCGAACTGCTCGATTAGGTTCTTAACTTCCGATGTCTTTCCTGATCTGGACTTGTCCGCAAGGAAAGCACGGACCGTCTTTCTGTCCACTGTTTTCTCCTTCTGGGCGGCCTCATCCTTCGGTGCATCTTCCACAGGAGTTTCCTTCTTTTCTGCCTTCTTCACAGGCTTCTCCTCTTTCTTTGGTGTATCCTTCTGTGCTACAACCATCTTTCTGATTCCTGCAGCAATCTGTTCGTAGCCCTCGGCCACTAATAACAATGCCTCACTCATGGCGTTTTCTCCTTTCAAATACGTGCCAGCTTCACATCACCTGTATACACATCGATTTTGTTTACGCTGGACTTATACTTTCCCCAGTCCATCAGAATATGGAACGGGTACTCCTTTACTACGGTTGCTCTCTTCTTTTTCTTTCCGGCAGTGACCATAAGGCGGTCACCTGGATACAGTCCGTAACGGACATTGACTCCTGACATGGCGGACCTCCTACTTCAGCACCTTCAGATTTCTGATGATGCCCTTGTATCTGGCATCTGCACGTTCATCCACGGGAATGGTTCTGACATTCACGGGATTGAAATCTGTATCATAAAGCCTTACAGGCTTCCTCGTTTCCTTTGCATGGTCGAGTTCAAACTTCATGCCCTCCGTGATGTCAAAACCGAACACATACACCTCATCGCACATATCCATGAGTTCAATACCCATTGCGATGCCTGTCATTCTCTCGTTTGGGATATTGTCATCGAGGAATGATGGGAAATAGAGATGTGGTACGATTGGAACGTCACCTGACATGGCAGTGATCCTTGCGTAGCTCACTGCATTCTTTTTGTTTTCCTCGACTCTGCCCCGATAAGGGCTGCAGATAAAAATTTTCTTTTTCATAATAAAATCATCCTTTCACATTCGGCTCTCATGGCCGTGGGTACTCGTCAATAATGTACTTGGATGGCAGATCGTCATCCGCCTGTCCTAGACTGCAGGACTATACTTGTTAGAGCCGTATTCACGGAGCATCTGGTCAAGCACTTTTTTCTGTTCATCATCAGCCTTGTCCATCAACTGTTCCAAAACCGAAATCTGATCCTGTGAAAAAATATTTTTATGTGGATGATACCAGTCAGCGATACGGACACCGCCTCCGTTACCTCTAGTAGTTTCAAGAGGATACTCAGCCGTAAGCACAAGAATGTCATTTCGGATAGTTCTATCCGTAACACCAAGCTCAGCAGCTAAAACCTGCATATTCTCTTGTCTTCGTGCGACCATGATTCGCATGATCTCAGCTCTTCGCTCATTTGCACTCACAGCTTTTCACCTCCCTTCGTCCTTGTCTGATAGAAATATAAAATCCAAATAGGAAGACTAATTTCCTATTCGATTTTTTTCTTGAAAATTTTTTCCTATTACCTTCTTCTCTTTATTCGCTTTTTTATTATGAAAAAAATCGTGTTTTGAATTTTTACAAACGGAGAATATATAAGGTTAGGTAATTTTTATCTCCAATACTGAACTGAATCTCATCGGTCAGAAGAACATCCATATTGCCCAAATACGTATCGTAGTCAGGCATCTATATACTTGTTCTCCCTTCTGTTCCTGAAAATCTTTAATACTTTGTTCACTGCAATGTATAAAAGCAAGTAAACTTTTCTGAACCAACCTAAAAAAGGACAAAAAAATAGAGCTGCTACGCAATCTTTCGATTGCAGTAACAACTCTGGCATATAGTATCTCATAAATTATGGATCAGGGCTCAGTAGCTTGTCTGTGCTTCTTCAATTTGTTTCATAACATCCGTCAGTGCTATCCTTTCCGGATTTTTATGTACTTTTGATTCAAAATATATCTTTCCTTCATCGTCAATCAATGCATCAAACATTCTTGGCTTTGTGGGTTTGTTGCTGTTAAGATTTCTGATTTCAATTCTCTGCATCAGCACCACCTCCTATTTAAACGGCAGATCTATATCAGTCATAAAATCATCACTTGAAGGTTCTGGTACTTTAAAAGTCTTTGAGAGAACCTTTTTGTCCTTATTTAAATATGCATCAATAACACTCCTTGCCTTGTTATCAATATTTACGTGAGATGCCAATACCTCTATCTGCATGTATAAATCTTTCACAGCAGATTTAATCAGATCACACGCCATAATCGTATTGCATAACGGAACTACGGATTTATCAGGAGCTACAAGATAAATTTCATAACATGCTTGTCCTTCTACGCAATTATCATCCATATTAATTGTACACGGAAGGATGTACATATCACTTTCTGCATCTTCCAATCGTGACCGATATACATTTCCAGTTACCTGTATTGCTTTTTCAGGATAGAACCTTGAAAAGAAACTGGCTACTCTATAATTTCCGTTACAATCCATGCTGTCATCATCAGGACTCTGCAATGGATGCGGTGCTGGACCAAATTCAGAGTATAAATCAGTCGGATTATTCAGCTTCTGATTTGGTTCTCTGTGCCAGTACAAATTCCCACTTTTGGAATCATCAGCTATTTTCTTTATAAATTCCAGGACATATTTTTCTGTCGGTGTTACCTCATCTATATTTGCTGATATCAAAAAGTCAATGCTTACTCCAAGCATCTTAGCTGCCGTTGCCACAAATTCCAATGTTGGTTCAGATGAATTATCTGGTTTTTCAAGTCTCGACATGTATCCCAAACGGACACCTGCCTCTTTTTCAATCATTCCGATTTTTACATCTGGATTTACTTTTAGCAAAGCACGGATGTTGTTAAAGCATGTATACTTGTTGAAGTTCTTAAATTCATTCAACGCATCCGTTATATTTGTAAGATAATGCGCCAAACGGTTTCTCTGTTCCTGCAATACTTTTATTTCATCCCTTGATATAGCAGCAACTCCATGTGACTCCATTGCTTTTTCTACTTCGTCAGGATTATTATTATCCTTTCCCTCCAAATTCATCATCTGTAAAACCTGTTCAAAATCGGCACATTCCACATTTTTATCCTCAACTGCAGATTCAAGTCTTTCCTTGGCATCCAGCAAATCTTCTTTAGTACAGCATCCCAGAGATGCTTTTTGTAATAAAAGTTCAAATTCTTCATTATTCATGGCAATCTTCTCCTTTTTTCACATCTATGAGCAAATTATAATATACTTTGCATTAGTTGTCAATATATGCAATATGTTTCTTTCTTTGCACTTTAATGCAAATAAAATGCAAAAATGCCTGACAAAAGCAAAAGTATATAACTTATTGCTTCGTCAGGCATTGGTTGCTATGATTTTCATGCACCTATTCGCTCAGTACGAATCTTTTTATTATGTAATGATATCTGTATTATTTTTCTGCAACACGGACATTTAATTTGTATAGTGCCTTCTGTATCAGGCAGCACATCAAACAATCTGCCGTTTTTGCAGCATGGACATGATACCTTCAGAATCTGCTCTCCCATATGCTATCCCCCATTTCTCTATAGATAATCATACGGAGAACGAAATCCTGTTCTCTCCTGTACTTGTATCTTAGGTAAGCAACTTTGTGCTTCTTCCTTCGAAGGAAAAAGCCTGCTTGCCCTAAGTTGTATACCGCCTGATGTATTTTCTACAAAACGGACAGTATAAAAATCTCTGCTCCTTTTCAGAACAATCACTTCTCTGACAATGCGATTGCTTTCTATAATAAAAGCTTTATCGCCCACTTCCAGTTTGGTAACCACGTTATCGCCTCCATATAATAATTGAAGGCCAGCTAAGGGAAAGTCAGGCTGACCTAACCTTGGTGTCAAATTTGTCTCTGTTTAACATTAATAACCTCAGGTAGCGAACCTGAGGTTATTATACCGAACATTTGTTCTGCTGTCAATAGTTCATTTATGCCCATTGGCTTATTTCTAAAACACACTGCGGACGAATTTCTCCAGTATGGAATCAAACGTACCTCCGGCAACATCACCATTTATAACTTCTTTCCGCTTATCAGCATAAGTTATCTGAAGTTCATAACTGCATCCATCGCACACTTGACCTTCTACAATGTTCTTCTCCCATAATGGAGCACCTATTATTTTCTGCAAACTACATGCAAGTCTGTATGCCTTCTTTTCAGATACCTTTTCTTCCGTCTTAAACTGATATTTCCGATTCTGCCCTTGATATGTATATTCTTTACACCTTCCATCAGGATATATTTCATATACCCACGAATGTTGGGAATCTATCGTGCACGGGCCATTCTCAACAACCTTATATCGTATTTTTGTAATCTGGGTAGCTGGGAGCAGTTCCTTTGACCATCGGTATCCGCAATCAAGGCAGCCACAATCCTCGTGTGGCATTCCATCTATCATCTCACATCCACCTAGGATAAGTTCTCCCCGTTCTTCTGCTTCAAAAGCTTCATGGGACGGATAACCATATAATATTGGTACAGTCCTGTCTGATCTGCATTTTGGACAAACGACCATAATTCCGTCCCTCCTTTATTACAACTCCAACCGTGTAATATCCATATGATTTCCGGTCAGATAATTATCATATAACTCTCCTGCCGGAATCAGACGGATTTGTATGTTTTTAAGATTGAGTGCTTCAAGCATAGCCATTCTGGCACAGCCTTTTTTTACAATATCTTTTTTCTCTGTTGGCATCAGGAAGCAGTTCCTGACTTCTGCGATACCATGTGCATTAATAAAATCCTTATAGGCAAGCTGATACAGATATTGTTTTGTTACATCTCCGACACCCGGATTGCCCCTGAGAGACTTTCCTTTTTCCAACTGAAGATTATAATACTTGGCATCAAATATTATGAACCAGTCCTTTCCGTCTATGCATGGAATACTGATTAAATCTGGAATAAGTGTATCTGCTGCCTTTGCTTCCGTATCTTCTCCCTGCCATATAGGCTTTTCTATAATATCTATCAGCTTCTGTCTCTTTATCGTTTCGCTGTTATATTTCTCTGCAAGCGGAACAGTCATCTTAAGCTGGGCAAGGGTAGTATTCAGCTTATTGTCAAACACTTCCGCACAGGCTTTCTCCCAGACAGCATGGTATGCTGTTGTTCCAAACATGCTGATACCATCATTCTCATCAAGCATTCTTCTGTCTTGGGACACATAAGCATATAGTGTTTTGAGAAGAATCTGCCTGTGCGTATTAAACTGAAGATTCAATTCCTTTATAATCCGTTCTAACACATATTCCTTATCCCCAAAATCAGCCAGTGTTTCCTCGGAAAGTTCTATGACATCCATATCAAAGAGAGTATCTAATTGCGCATCACGAAGCTGTCTGGAACATTCTGTAAGCACACATTCATGCAGACGTTTGAAATAATCCATGTCATCTTCTACAGATTTCTCCGTATAGAGTTCCATATAATACGGACGGTTATCCTCGATCATGGCAAAGCTCTCATCAATGGTCTTTCCCCAGAGGATTTCGCCCTCTCCATTTACTTCTATGATATCCTCACTGTTCGTATAGATGCCATATTCGTAATAATCATTAATCAGGAACAGGATAACCGCAAGTATATTAAAACTTCTGTTCTCTCCATCACCATTAAAAACATTGATAATCTGCTCTTCAGAACGGCTGTAACGCTCAAGTACTTTAACAACCTGTTTCATCTCATCCAGAACATTATCGTCTTTCTTTGAAAGCAGATACTTCGGATAAACCTTTATGACCCGGCTTCCACAGGTGATGACTCCGACATATGTAAATACATACAAGCAGTCACCGCTCTCTGCCGTTTCATCCGTAATTTCCACATCGTCATCTACAAGGTCTGACATTTCGAGCTGGTCATCGGTATTTTTTACACTCTTCAAGACACCATAGGCTTTGAGATTTTTTATAAATTTTTCTACTCCGTCTTCGTCAAAGGAAAACTTGCTTTTAAGGTCATTTTTCGTATAACGCTTCTGTTCCCTGACATACTGTGAAACAACTTTCATCATGCCTCATCCTTTTGTTTATCATAAAAGTTTTCCTTAAAATTTGATCCGAAGATTCCCATTCCTATTTCATCAAAAGCATCACACACAGATGAATATTTGCTGTTATCACATCCATCAAAGAATCTGTGCTTGCCTTGCTTAACGGCATCTTCATACAGATACATAATTACCTTGCTCTTAAATGCAGCCACAAATTTGTCTGTATCTACAATCATACCGTTTTCATCAGAAGCAATTACCTTCTTTGAAAGGAAGAATGGTCCCATCAGCTTGTCCTCATTAATCTTAAACTGATCTGATGACATTTTTGCATTGATAGCTCTACGGAGGATATTCCATTCAATAGGCTCATCACTTCCGGCAAGTTCTATTTTTCCAATGTCTGAAATTTTCTCTTCGTTTTCATTAATGCCAAGATACTCAAAGTTCCATCTTCTCTTAAATGCAGTGTCCATCGGAAATACGCCCTGATCGGCACTGTTCATTGTAGCCCAGATAAACATATTATTAGGAATCCGGATCTTCTGATAATTGTCAGGAGTTCCACCCAGTTGCTTTGCAAGATATTTTCTTATATCCTCTGATGCCTGGATTTCATATTCACTGACTCCGTCATCATCCCTGTCCAACAGTTGAAATACATCGCCAAATACTGCTGCCACTTTTGCTCTGTTTATCTCTTCAATAAGCAGAAGGTGTGGCTGTGGGTTTAAATTTCTTCCGCTCTTAAGTGCTTCTACATAAACACGCATGAACGGTCCCGGCACAAAATCATATCTGATTTTTTCATCTGCACCCATGACAGGCTTATATGTACTAACAAACTGTGAGTATGAATAATCAGGATGGAATGTAACACGCTCATAAGAACCATTTGTGTCCTTCAACAAGTCCTCACAATCCTCTTTAAGTTCATAACTCTTTCCAGTACCCGGAGCGCCAAAAACAATACGGTTTCTTTCATATTTTGAACTTATGCTTGTATTAAAAACAATTGGTATATATGAATTCTCCTGACTCATCTCCTGATTTTCTCCTAAATACTGCATATATTTTTTTATTGCTGAACTTATTTTTCTATGACCAGTATTTTCCTTTTTCAATTCCTGTTCATATACTTCTTTTACTTTATTATAGTCAATACAAGCATATAAAGACCTTTCTTGTCCGGCAAGTTCGACTTTCACAGCTCCAACCGCAGTAACATATGCATATACCGATCCATCGGAATAGGTCTGTGTCTCATCTGAATTATCATCAGATTTCGCCTGCTTTCCTAGCCACTCCTTAAATCGTATCTTATTTTTTTCTTCAGCCTCTTCATCAAGTACGTTGGTCTTGGCTTTTACATACTGTTCAATAGCATTCTCTTCTGTCTGCCCATAAACAAATGGTATTTCAACCATTTTATTAGTAACACCAAAAATTTTATTACTGACCTCTTCTCCTGCCAATGATTCCATGTCTGTTTTTACATCCGGACTCAGCTCTGCCATAGCCCTCATTAAAGCAATCGCTTGTTTTTCTGACACAGTTGTCAAAGCCTGATTCGGCTCTCCCTTGAGTACTGGTCCAATTGCAATAATGCCATAGGTGTCCCTATATGGAATCAAATCTTCTCTTTTGATAGTTCTATGAAGAAGAACTTTCATATCAATTTTCACTTTAAAATTGTTTTTGTTCTTTTCATCATATCCTTTGTCAAATGGTGTACCTGATACAACACCTATACCAATTAATCCTGTATCCCATTTAGGACGATCCCCTCCCAATACAATAAATACGGGAGATCCCAATACAAGTGCATCTTGTAAAATATTTATTCCATCAAATACAATACCACTTTCTTTAGCCAAAATCTTTGGTACAGTTTCCGCATCTCTCGTTTTTATACTAAAATAACATTTTTCCACATAATCACTTCCTTAGCTTTCTATTTGTTATTATCTGTTTCCTGTATAGCCTCATTTATTTTTTCAGCAATTCTATTAATAACCGGGACCACAACACTATTACCCGCTTGCTTATACAACCGTGTATTGCTTTGTTCTGGCAATTTAAATTTCTTTGGATAGCCCTGAACATTAAAGCACTCTCTCGGAGTCAATTTTCTTATTCTTCCATCATTAGATAATATTAACGGGACGTTATGTCCTCCTGTTCCCATATTGGCAGTCAAGGTAGGAACAAGACTGCTCTTATTTTCACGTACATATACTCTTCTCCACTGATAAATGGTATCTTTATTTTTCATATCCGTCTTCAGCAGATCATAAAATTTACAATTTTTATCAGAGTAATAGTATTTTTCATCCTGTACTGCATCAAAATCTATAACATCTCGAATTGTCTTTTTTAACGGTATTGATAATGGCATGCTAAAATTAGCATAATCTTCTTTATCTCTAAAAGCGACAATATATATTCTTTCTCTGTTCTGCGGTACATTTCCATACTCACATGCATTCATTACCTGCGAAATGTATTTATATCCTAACTTATCTAACTCAGAACATATTACCCTAAAAGTGTTTCCGTTATCATGTCCTACCAAATTTTTAACATTTTCAAAAAAAGCAACTCTTGGTTTCTTCACTTTCATAATACGGATAAGTTCAAAGAAAAGTGCTCCCCGTCCTTTTTCATCATCAAATCCTTGTCTATATCCTGCGATTGAAAATGCCTGACATGGAAAACCAGCTAATAAAATATCAAAATCCGGTATTTCATCAGCTGGTACATTATGAATATCTCTTCTATCCACCTTTATTTTATAATTGCATTCAAAAGTATCTGCAGCGTATTCGTCAAATTCATCCGCATAGATTGTCTCAAATCCAGCTTGTTTAAAGCCTAAATCAATTCCACCGACTCCGGCAAAAAAAGATGCACATTTAAGCATTGTGATGTCTCCTTTGTGTTTGTATTTCGATGTTGATTATACCAAAAAAAGCGGCGCGCCGCAATCTTTATTTTCCGGCTTACCGCTCTTTATTTTCAGTTCTCTGTAATTATTGTATGGTAAAGCACATCATACAGATTTTTTAGCTTCTCATTTCATACAACCGTTCTATCTCATTCCAATTTTCTAAATATTGTTCAAGTTGCTTCACATTCACAGACTTTATTGCATCATCATCCCATTGATCAATATCCACCATCGGAATAATATAACATAAGCCTACTTGTTTATCCACAGCTACATATATATCACAATCCGCAGATGTTATCCTTTTACCAATATTTCTATCATTATGAGTATCTATACCTCTTCCGCCTCTATCACGATCCTTAAAGCTAACTGTGCTTCCACTGATACCTTTTACCTGTACTTTAAAAATCATCCCCTTATAATCAATAACCGCATCATATCTACTAGACCTTACATCTACATTCGAGCAATTATATCCTGCCAGAATAGCTCTCGACACAAACAAAAATTGAGCTGAATCTCCTGCATTAGCAGTCATCACTCCCGAATTTATATTGTTCAGATTTACCTGAAACCCGTTTTTAGTAATCATATATGTAGACTTCCGAACAACTTCAGATAAATCTTTCTTTAAAAATCGCTTTTTTTCATCGGATAATGTACTATTATCCAGTATGCCCGATGTAACTCCATTACACATTGCATCGCCATAATCGCTTTGAAGTTCCTCAAAAACTAATGATACAAAAATATTTTCAATATCTTTCTTATAAAAAACAAACTCATTAGCCACATCTACAATCTTATTTTTTTGAAATCCATATCCCGCAAATTTGGCAAGCATAGCATTCTTGACTGCTGGAAGCTCCTCTGCTAATTTGTTTTTCAAATAATCTTTGATGTCAATATCATCATAGACAGCCTGTGTGGCATTAGTTTTTTTGAAATCCGATATTTTAGTATTTATTGCATCAATATTATCTCTTACATATAACCCTAAATTATCTTTATGCGTATAATCTATAGCCATAATATGTCCTCCAATTCCTAATTATAAAGCACAGGCGCCCATGTTTTACACATAGACGCCCAATAAAACATATTTACTTTTAAATTATATCAAGTATGTATCTGTTTTACAATAGCCCTGTCACTCGAAATCAGATTCCATCTTTATATCAAATATAGCCTCCTCTATAACTTTTACGCACTCATCCGTATTCTTTTTTATCTCCTTTCCCCAAAATCTAATCACCGTCCAGCCTAAAAACAACAACTCCTTATTCACTTCTTCATCACGCTCACGGTTTCTTGTTATTTTGGGGACCCAGTATTCTGCATTATTTCCCGCTTCCAGTCTAGGTTTCAGTACCTCCCAGTCTTTTCCATGAAAAAATTCACTATCACAAAATACTGCAATTTTGTATTTTGTAATGGCAATATCTGGTTTTCCCGGCAACTTATTATAATTTTTTCTATACCGAATACCTTTATTCCACAATGCTTTGCATAGGCATACCTCAATAGATGTATTTTTCCCTTTTATATTTACCATATTCTTATGCCTTTGCTCTTTGGTCAAATTATCCAT